GGGGGTCAAGTAATAGCTTGACTATTGTGGTGTTAAAGTAAAGGTATAGCTTGACTGAATGATTATACGATTAATGAATGAAGTGAGGGACATCCACGGAACGGTAGTGGAGTGGATTGTTGTTGTCCCGAACTGAATGAATTAATAGGATAATCTATAGAGGTTAGTTATATTTATGACTATGAAGGACAAAACACAAGGATACATCGATTGGGGGATGAGAAAAAAAATTATAATGAGACTTTTCGAGAGTTTAATATTACCTCGGTATCCATGGATAAAAAAGATTGGAGTAATTAAAAAAGATGGTCCAGGTGGGGTATACATTAATATTGTTATTGGAGAAGCGACTACGAGTGAGATATGGGCCGCAAAAAGGGATTTCGAAGACGTTTTATATGCGGCATCTATAGATAAGGATGATAATGGTAATAAAATATCCTTTGATATTAATTGGACATAAAATAACTATTCTACTCCCCCGAAATTATCGTTGTAAGCTTGTTCCATTTGGTCCATATACTTTTCAGTTAGGGAATTAAATACTTCATCGTATGGGAAATCTTCTCTATCGGCTATAAGTTCAGGGTGAATTTCATCTATTGTCATAGATATAACAGCGTGAATCATATTTCCGAAGTTTGCTGGACGGTCGTCACCCCTTCTGATTCTTTCTTTTGTGTTAGAAATCCAGTAAGACAGTGATTCGTTAAAACTATCGTCTAACTGTTTTAGAGGTACTCTTCTTTTGAGAAAAACACTTTCATTTAACCCCATCATTTGTTTTATTCTGACTATATTCTCCTGTAGATTCATAAAAATAAATATCCCGATCATATTCTCTGAGAATTTTCTTAATATTATTTACAAACCAAATAATTAATATTTATTTAATTGAATTTAGATTTATTAAGAAATAATCTTACACCCGTATATGAATAATTTTTTAAAAACCTTTGAAATTCTACTTAGGAAAGTGATTTTACCTAAGTTCCCCCGTATCAGTGATGTTAAAGTAGAATATAAAGGGTTTCATCGGGAGGATATACAAGTAACTTATTATACTGACTATAAATTTGACATACTTTTTGAAAATAATCTTTATCATGAAACTTATGGTTTATTAGATATGATGGGATTAGATAAAAGACCCTATCTGTGGGTCAATTATAAGTCTGTCAATAAATCTGATAACTAAAAAAAGTATTCACTTCTTTACTTTTACACAGTTGGGATATCTCTTACCAAACATAGTTTTCATCCCTTTTTTTGTGTAACCTGGCCAACACTTCTCAGTCAATTCTCCTTCTTTTATTTCGGATTGATTGATGTCTATCTTGTCGACAGCATCCACAAATTTGTGACACTTATCTGATACACCACCTTTTTCATGGTCCGTTATGGAAACCTTTACTGTATTATAACCGAATGTGATATCAGGATGATGGTTTTGTTTCTCCGCAATCTTTGCAACCTTATTAACGAAATCTAATGTCTCCTTGTAATCAGAAAACTTGAACTTACGAGTTAGTTCCTTCCTTGATTCTTCCATCAAAATAACATCCTTAATTCTTTGTATATTTTCTTGTAAGTTCATTACAATTAAATATCATTATTTTTACTTCAGTGGAGAAAAAATTTTTTGTGATACCAATACTTTGTAATATATTAGCAAATAAAATCAAATATTATGATCAAATCTTTTGTCGTAACAGGTATTTTTTGTTTAGCCTTCAGGGTGGTAGGAACACCCGTAACTGGTGAAATATTTGTTTTTGTTTGGTTGTGTGCTTATTTACTGACCAAGTTTTTTAACAACAAAAGTAGAACTTGATTCTATTTTTTCTTTGAAACTCTCTGACTAAATCTTAGATGGAACGTGGGTGTCATTCTTGTTAATGTAATATTTCTCGTTATTGTAACCACATTTATGACAAATATAAGGATCTAAACCACCATCGTCTTTTTTCCATTTCCACCCACATTCTCTACATTTAATTTCTTTTTCTTTTACAGACTCGTGGTATGGAAACCTTTGTGTGTCGTAAAGGGAAATATCAGGCGTTGTATTTTGGGCGTAAGCATCTTGGCCCGATATAATATCGCTTATTCTTTTAATTTCTTTTTTTGGTCTATCGATAGTGTAATCTTCAGGTCTTTTGTTCTTCTGATTTATACCCCATAATATCTGATTGTATTTTGCATCGACAAGGTTTTTTTGATCTGCCTGCCATTGGTCAACAAGGTCAGGTCTCAGATTCCTCATTGCTTTAAAAATATGATCCTGTGTGCCAGCTACAGGGTTTTGAATATTGTATAGTGTTATCAAATTGGAAAAATCGCGGGGATCAGAATATTCTCCCGTCATTGGATCTATTTCAGGTTTACACATTTCTCCTGTACTAAGATCCATACATTGAGTGAGGAATATAATGCCGTCATCAAGTAGTTTTTTGAAATCAAAATGGTATCTTTCCATACTGATAAATATAAATCAACCTATTTATAATCAATATGAATTATTTAATCACAGAAGATAGATTACAGTCAGTATTCAACAAATACATGGATGAGTTTACTTGGCGTGTTGATGATTTCGGTGATATTGTTGTATTTGGTGACGGGGCAAGATATTTTGATACATTCGGAGATTATCTATCTATTAACCCTTTCTTCTTAGAAAAAATGACAACTTTGTTCGGAGAAAATGCTGGTGATTTGATGTTCAATTGGTTTAACAAAAACTTCGAATGGGAATCTCATCCAGCAACTGAGTGGGGTGAAGCCGACTTCTATGAAGAAGAAAGCCATGAAGTTTACTAAACTTTTTTCAGGTGATTGAATTTAAAATCAATCAATATATTTTCGGGATCCCTTGAAAAATCTAATACTCTTGGTCCAAGATATTCTCTGAAATTTCTAAGAAAGTTTTCTTTTACAGCTCTTTCAACTTTCTCTTTGGTTATTCCTAAAAGTTCACCTTTTAGATAATTTTCAGGAGTATCAACACCAATTTCACCCTGTCTTTTTTTTACGTCTTGTATGTCAATTTCGATTACAACCTTACCATCTTTTTCGAAAAGATCTTTGATCTTGAATTTAATTTTAGTTTGTATTTCATTGGTGTCTATTGGCCATCCCCATGTTTTCGCAAACTGTGCTCTTTTCTTCTGTAGTTCTTCTTTTGACCCAATTAATTTTTTTAATTTTCCTTCAATTATTTCTTGGTGTTTTGCCCCTCTCCTGAGAGCATCCATTTCTTTTGGCGTAAGTAAATAAACAGGCACATTTAAATCCTTATCCCATTTCGCTTTTAGTTGAGTCGGATCGGAGTTCCATATTTGTTTTGACGTTGATGAAGAATAATTATCAACCACCTGATACCATCTTCCCTCCTTATAGAGAAAGATTGGATACCATCCATAAGAGAGAACAACATACACGTTTCCACCTGACTTATCAGTTTCCCAAAATCCCGAAATATTACTTCCTCTGAAAGGAAGCAACGCCTTTGTGTACTTGAAAGAGTCTGGGTTGGTGGTGGTTTTGCCCTGAAGTGTTCTTGGATCAAGAATTTCCTCAGGTCCTAAATCCTCATACCTTTTATTTTTGGATTTGTTTGCAAAGTAAAGTTCTGAGTAATATTTACTCAATCCTGCATCCATACCCATAATTTCAAGTGTTTTTGAAATTAACTCCTCTACTTGTTTTTTTAACTTGTAATTTGGGTTTTTGGCTCTAAGATCATCTATGTATTTGAAAATTTTGATGGCTACCTTCGGTATTTTGTCCATCTTTTCTTGTTCTTTTACTACATCCTTCTTTGTCTCTTTTTTCCTAAGAATATTATTATTGTAAAGTTTTCCGTCTTCATCGAAGAAATTCCCGTCAGTAACAATTTTTTTAATAGATTTCTCGAAGAAGTCTTGACCCTTATCTAAATTTTTCAAGGCTAAATTTATACCTATATTATTATTTTTTTCATCCATTACCCATCCACTATCAAATTCACCTTTCGAAAACAAATTTTTCAAAGCTCCTAAAACTTCATTAACATTACCTAAACCTGATGTCAATTTGGGACCAATAATTTTTGTAAATAAGGCAGATGCTAAAATATGTCTATAAGCATCTTGTTTTACATCATCTTTAGAAAATTCAATTTTAGATTTGTATTTTGATAAATTATAAATTTTAATAATTGAAGATATGTATTCAGGAATTTTTAATATTTTATCCAAAAATTCTTTATAAAATTGTTCGTTTACCGACTTTGGTTCTTCTCCTGAAAATAATGGATCTGAGAACTCCCCACTTGATACTTTTCCCGTGGTTTCTTTGGTTTTATCTTTCAATATCTTTTCCAATTCTTTTTTAAATTTTGTACTACCACCTTTATAGATGATTTTGATGAGGTATTTGTTTAAAGGATAAATATATTTGGTGAGAACTCTTTCTTCTGTTTCTTCGTTTTTATTATAAGGTAAATTTTTGAAATCAGGATCCATTGAAGAATAATTGAATGACTCTATTTTATACTTAGTCCTCAATTTATCTCTATCAAGAACTAATATTACATTCAAATCCTTCGGAGGCTCTAATGAAGATCCTATACTAAGACCGGGTATAAAGTTTTTATCTCTCGTGAATGACACAACGGATTGGTAAGGACTATTTTTTACCCTCTTATCCAATTCCAAATAATCATCACCGGGAAGGCTTCCTCTAAGTTTATCTTGTTTGAGAATAGATAATGCTCTCTCCTCCGAGGTGTGATGGTAAAGCGGGGTGCCTTTTATGTCTTCTAATTTCTCATGAATTTTATTACTCATGATTATAAATACTTCCAACTGTTTCTGTCATAACCAAATATTTCAAATTGTTCTTCAAATTTATCGTAAATGTATTCGGCCTCTTCTTGTGTGTATTTGTAAGATTGGTTATTTGTTTCTTTTGTGAATATATTGTTTGTTACAACTCTATTCCATTCTTGTTTGAATTCTTGGGAAGTTTGGATTTTTTGATTGATGAAAGATATTTTTTTCAAATCCTCATCGAGATATTCGAACCTTATAACATGTTTGGGAGGTTTTATTTCAGAATATACCTTTTCGAATTGAAAATGGTTTAACATACCACCGTCATATCTCACAAACTTTTTCGAAAACTCTATGAATGACATATCACAATCAGAACCATAACAGTCGTTTTTCAAGAAAAGTGAATAATAATAACTTTTCATTCTTGTATACGGGTTTCTTACATTGAGTAAGATGTCATAATGATGGTATAATTCAGGAATGGTCCATTCATGTCTTAATCCTTGAGAGAATTCTCCATTTATGTTTTTATTGGGTATACAAGTCTTATATTCATTACCTTCATAAATCTGGACCTCCCAAAAATTCAATAATTGACCTATTGTTCTTGTGGCAGTTCTTTCAGGTAGAATCCACACAGTTTGTTCAGAGTGTATAAAATTCATTTTTTTTCTTGTTTTGGTGGAATTCTAAAATTTAATGCCCTTTTACCATTGATGGTGGGCATACCATATTCATCAACCCCAATTGATTTGACTATGGTTTTTTTATTTTTGAATCTTCCTGTTAGAATGACATCTCCGATTTCAATCGGAATGAAGATTCCCATTTGTTTGACTCTATTCATTTTTATTACTCTTGTATTTTATATTTATAATGATAACTAAGATTTATGTCTAATGAAGGAAATGAAAAGATGAAGAGATTTCTTCAAGGAGGTTTTAATACTTTGCTTAAATTGAATGAGTTTTCTGATATTGACAAAATTGAAGTTTTTTTTGTCTTTGGGTCTCAACACAAAACTGCAATGTGTGATTGGGTTTATGGTATAAAAATTTATAGTCAAATGAGTATAAATTCGAGAGCAGATTCCGCTAGATCACTTCAAATTAAAGTTGGTAGGGCAACTGAAAAATTATTGGGAGTAAGGGTATGTTGTACCGATGTTATTTGGGTAAAGGACTACGAATAATATTATTTGCCGCCTGAAGAATGTCTGTCGATTCGTACCAAGGAGAATTATAATAATCCCACAAGGATCTTTTTGATGTGAATGGGTGGTCGTATCTTTTTAAAATTGATTTGGCAATTTTAAAATCCTTGACTGTCCAATTCAATTGTTTTTGAGGCACTCCGTAAATAAATCTCAATAGTTTTCGGTATGTTTTCATATTAATCTTTATAAAGTTCTGTTTCGTTTTCGGGATTCTCTTTACAAAATTTTCTCAGAAGGTATGCGGATATTGTATTAGCTTCAGCTTCACTATCAATCTCAGACTGGTTTATTTTCGTTGGATCCGAACTTTGTAGTGCGTGTATCCATTCATGAGATATAGTTCTGAGAATATCAATCAAAATTCTACTTTTACAGAACACAGCAATACGACCATTAGATTCACTACCTGTTGTAATCGACTCATTTCTTTTGTCTTGAAAAACAAATACAAGATCTTTATTAATGGGCGCATTATCCTGTAGAAATTCCAAAAAGTCCTTGGTTATTCCTACTTGGTTCGGTTTTAAATTTTTTCTTATATTTTTGAGAGACAGTTTCACAACTATAAATAGATGTAATTCATGACTTGTTCAAGGTCATTGTAAACCAATTTATCTTTGAAATCCAAGTGAGATCTATGTTCACCTTCATTCCACATCCAATCCTTAAAACCCAAATCAATAATCCTTTGGTGTATTTTTTGATCAAAATGATCCTTGATTAACCTTGCTCTCCTATTGATATCAATTACGTTGTTGTCAACTGTGCTATTTCTGTTGTTGTATTGTAAATATAGAAGTTTTTTTACATGGATGAATTTTGTCTCTAAGAAGGTTCTCACAATTAGTTCATAATCATCTGCTACAGGTAATCTTTTATTGTGGCCTCCTACTTTCAGATAAACATTCTTGTTCCATGCTCTCACGTGATTTGGCATCGAAAAATTGTATCTTATTGATAAAGGGTTAATATCAGAATAACGGTGACTTAGAAAATTGTCTACCCCATTTTTTATCCAATGATGTATCCCGTAACCGACGTTAAACGTGTTACGAGGATTGGAGTATCCTTGGTCACCCCAAATGTCAGTATAATATTTCATTTCGCCGTCATCATATAATTCACAAACCTCTGAATACATGAATCCAGCGTCGGGAAATTTTTTTGATGCATTATCGAGTTCTTCTAAACAAGTTGGTAAAAGATAATCATCGTGATCAAGTTCCACCAACCACTCTCCCTCACTAAGATGACACGCTCTGTTTTTTACCAAACCAACGATTCCATTAGAGATAGGTGTGACTTTATATGGTTTAACCCTGAAGTCTTGAGAGGAAATCTGTTGTATATTATTCCAAGTATCTTCATCAGGAGAGTCATCGACTATAATCCATTCCCAATCCGTGTACGTTTGGTTGGATAAACTTTCATATGTTCTATAGATTCTTTCACCTGTTTTGTAAGTTGGTGTAAAAATTGAAAATTTTGGTGCAATTTTTGAAGAGTTTCTGAATGTAGTTTCACATACAATAATATTTGCGATTACATTGTCAGGAAATATTTCATCAATCGTTACTATTCTACGGTTCAATGAATCCAAATTAGATTGAAGTTGTTTACCTATAGTTAATATAATATCTGGATCATGTTCAATAAAATCTTGTCGAAAGTTGTTAATGTGTTTTTTTGAATGAACTTTAACCTTTTCGGATAATCCTTCCCAATGGTAAACATCGGAAATTAATTCGAAGGTTCCGATTCTATCCCAACCATATACTAATGCTACGGGTAATTTTGTCTTCATACGTGTTTAAACAAAGCCATATGAGGTTCGGATATCTCATGAATTGGTCTTTCTTTTGTAAAATAATAAAGTGCAAATGATAATCTATCAACTTCTTCAGGTGTTTTCAATGGACCAGGATGACCATGGTATGCTTTATCTGATATCGAAAATATAACAGCTCTGTTGAATATTGGATCAATTTTTTTAACACAGGTTTTCAAATCGGGGGTCCACAATTGAAGGTCTCCTCCCCACTCTTTTTTCCAATCTTTATTGAGATAAAGAAGTAAATTCAATCTCCTATGAAGTTTGGTGATCGGATGATAATTGTAATCAACATGCACTGATAATCTACCTCTCGATTTAATCCTATGTATTCCACCACCATAATAGGTTGGATCAGGGATTAATTCTTTTATTCCAGTGAGTTCCTCCAAATATTTCAGAACTTCGGTTGAATTCATGAATCCAAGAACATTATTTACATATTCAGGGAATCCTGAACACAAGTACAACTTTCTGAATTGATGTTCACCGCCAGCGTCCTCCTCCTCTCCTTTGTCATGTTCCCAATTATTTATAAAAGGTATTTCATTAACTGCCTTTTTCAAATATGACTCGTTCATGAAGTTGTCAATTACGATGTGAGGAAATGGATACGCGGTTGCGTATTGAGTCTTGAGATATTTCGGTAACTTGAGATCAATCATGAATTAAAAATAGAAAAAATATTATTAAAAATAAATCATTAGTCACCATCGGCTTCGTAAAACGAAACAATAAATTCTAAATGTAAGGAGGTGACGTGTTTATATCTATTCAGGTGACAGTAAGCTTTGAATCCGCCACTTGAATTCAGATAAGCAACATCTGGTTTTAAATCCTCACATTTTAACGCACCGTTTATACACCCCAAAAGTAAATATTCAGCAGTTTCCCTGAGTTTTTCCATGGGTGGAGGTGTTTGTGGTACGGTTCCCCATCTCCACCTTAAAGCTTTCATTGTGAGATATACTTTTTCGAAGTCGAAGTTTTCTAATACCTCGTCAATCATCTTCTGTATGTCGTGTCTCGGACTTGCCATGAGTTTTTGGTTTTCCATTTTCGTCTAAAAGCACGAAAACAATTTCATCAATTCTAATAATTGATTGTTTTGTATTTTTGTTTCTAACGTCGCAGGAGACCGTTATAGACGTGTTTCCAAATTTGACTACTTCACATCCAATCTCAACAATATCTCCCGTTTTTGCGGTCTGTACGAAGTTTATAGCGGACATTGCCTTGGTCACTATGTTTGTGGATTCAAGTTGACAGATACAGAAGATTGCAGCCTCCTCATCGATCCACTTTAATACCTGTCCACCAAACAATGTACCTCGGGAGTTTAAATCTTCTGGCTTAATTAATTTTCTTGTTCTATATTTCATGTCCAATATCGTTTTTTATGTCTTGTTTAACTTTTTCTAAATAAATTAATCTTTTATTGTGACTGACAAATGGTACACTCCAAAACTGTCTAGTTTTGGTTTTGAACCATCCGAAAACGAAAGAATAAACACCCATTACAAGTCGTAACTTTACAGAGTTTAAATAAATGGTCAAAACAGGTAAAGCCGGTGCCCCGTGTGTCAGGTACGTTCTGACTTTCTTATCTTTTAGCAACGGGATAGGTATTCCGTAATTTTTTGTTATTGGTTTAAATTTATAAGCAAAACCAGGAGTGAAGATTTGATCGAAAAATAGTTCAAGCATTGGTGCACATCTAAACCACCATACAGGGGAAATAAAATAAATCCTATTAGCCCAATTGATTAACTCTTTATATTCTTTGACTTTGTCAACACCAAAATCTAATGATTTTATCTCAGTGTATAAATCAATTATGTAGTATGATTCTCTATGGAGTTCAAGTGTATCTACAATTGTATTTTTTATACCGTTATAACAAAAACTTTGTTTATTAGGGTGTGCGACAATAATTAAATTATTCATATTTGACAAATATAATAAAAACCCCTCATTTTTGGAGGGGTTTTTATTATTTAGTTAACATAGGAATCACACTCTCTGTAGATCCGTTCCATTTTTTTATTTGGTTCTTTGGTATCCAAAATTCCATAACTCCGATTTCCTCGACCCTGCGGAGATATCTCTCACGGAAGGCTTCCGCTTCATGGACGCTTGTTATGTATTCCACTTTCATGTGTGAGGCACATATCTTACCCATTTTGGTTAACATAGAAAACTCATCAGTAAGAGTTCTACCACAACACATACAAACGTCACCACGCTTAATAGTCATTTTGCCTTCGAACATAACCGCTTTTGGAGATACTGCTCTAAGTTTGACAATATCCAAAAGAACAGGATTAAACTCAAGACCGTATTTTTCTTTCAACATAATACCGATTTTACGACCTATCATGATTGTTTCACCGGGTGTTGGCCAATTCATCCGAATAGTTTTTTCCTTATCTTCTTCCTTTTGAATCTGAGCCAAAGCGGTTGAGATTTGCTTTGAGGTAAGTGTACCCCACTTTTGAAATTTGGAAGCGATGTCCTTAACGAATGGGTTCTCACCCTTGTATTCGACGATACGCTTCACGTTTTCAGGTAACTCCTCCTTGTTTATAGTCTTAACCTCGGAGTTAAGAGCCTTCTCGGTAGCGGCGAGCTGCTTAGGAGTAAGACCTCCCCATCTTTTAAGGGCGTCTTTCATGTTGAGGATGAAACGGTTTTGACCTTGGTAGTTACGAACTTTGTCTTGAACTGAAACTTGGGTTGTGGTAGTCATGGTGTGTGTTTTGTGAATACAAAGATAGTAATTTCAGACGAATTACCATAATTTTTTTTACAAAAAAATTAATCCAAATAAACTAACCAAGTAGCAATTATGTATTTGTCGTTAGAGATTGGTTTGAATCCACAATGTACAAAAGGGAAGGAACTTGGAAAAATAACTAAACCACCTTTGGATGGCTTGATTTTTATCTCGGGGTAAAGGAATCCTGTTTCCCCACCTTGATAAACATCGTTTAGGTAAACAATCATTGAAAATGATCTTGCCGAGCTTTTTAAATTTTCAACCTCAACATGCCACGATTCGTAGTGTCCTTCACCCTTTTTGTATTTTTGGATTTGACAAGTCTCATAGGTTGAAGAACCAGGAAATAATTTTTTATCTGCATCAAAAGAATACCTGAACGGTAAATTATTGAGAAAATGATCACTTAAGTGTTTATTTATAACACTGAAAAAATTCTCATGATTTACCAACTCAGGGTGGTCATATAAATTAATTTCAGTAGTATTTTTTACATCGAAGTCAACACCCCCCATCATTGATCCCACATTAACGTTATCATCTTTTTCAAGGTCATTGAAAAGTTTCAGCAATGAGTCACAAAACTCATCTGAGAATACATTTTCTTTATAATAAATAAATTTAGATAAGTCCATTATACTCTATCACATACGTTTGGTTGATAACACCCTTGTCCTCCTCCTTCAACATAACCAATTCTCATATCAATGTGTGTAGATACCAAATAGGGTGTTTCTTTACCGCAAATTACACATTTATCAAAACTATCGGGATCAGGACTAAGTTCTTGTTTCAAGGCACAATTTAAGTGATCATAACCTACAAGGTAATCATATTCAACCTCTTTTGTGTTTTCACCACTGATTGAGCATTCCCAAGGACGTATTATCTTGTTTACTGTTCCGTCATCGTTTATATCCAAAAAAAAGTGTTCATCACCAATCGGTGGACCCTCTTGATTTCTTTTCTCTTGCCAATACTTGTCTCTGACAAGTCCCCCCAAAGCAAAATCATTTGGTGTGTTGAGAATCTCTTCTTGTGTTACCTTTACGATTATAGACATAAATTCAGTTTTATTTTTGAAATATAGAAAACAAAAACTTATAAACAAACAATATTTATAATTATGGACAAAAAAGTATTAATCGATAAATTAAATTATTTAGTCCGTCAGGAAGCAAAAGATTTTACAATCAAAGAGTTTGGCGTTGAGTTTGTGTATAATAAACAGGGCTTGATTAATGAATATTTCGTTAACATCGCTTTCGATTATCAAGGAAAAATTGATCCTGAAATTTATGATTTCGCCCATGATATTCAAACAATGTCTCAAAAACTCCAAGAGATAATTGCCAAATATCCAATTACTCCCCAAGGTAAAATAAACATGGATTATCAAAATTTCATTTCAGTGGATGGAATCATTTGGAATATTGATTTTAGATTTGATGAAAGTCATGTGTTCAATATGTCATTTAAAATTGATTTAGCCGTTGCCGAGTAAATTAGAAATATTAGCCAAGAACTTCGCCGAACTAACTCCTGAAGAGGTAGATTGGGAAGATATTATGAATTTAAGATCAAGATATAAAGACTATCTTGAGAGAAAATCCCCAGATTTTTTATTGAATTTGTTTATGATGATCGTGTCTTTGAAAAAGACAGGGAATTTCGACTTTTATGAATCCATAAGAGATAAATTGTTTGTGGTCGGATTCTATTTGGAATCAGGTGATTTTTTTACAGAAAAATGTGATTCATGTGATGGTGAAGGTTACAATACTTGTGAAAATTGTGATGGTTCGGGTAAGGAAACTTGTCAACAATGTGATGGTGAGGGTGTGGAAAGATGTTTCGCGTGTTCAGGAAAAGGTAAGGTCGATGGTGAAACCTGTCCTGAATGTAAGGGTGAAAGAGAAATAGAATGTGGAGAATGTGGTGGTGACGGGGAAACAACTTGTAGGCAGTGCGGAGGTGATGGAAATATCGCATGTGAAGAGTGTGACGGAACTGGAGAACTTCAATCTGATACTCGTACAAATTACGAAACCTTTATCTTCATTTCTTGGAATAAAAATCTGAAAGATTTGTCTGAGATGAGGGTTGGTACTGAGGCTTCAATCACATATCAAGAATATTATAGATTAACAAGTGTAGATACTTTTATGATCGGAGGTTTTACCGGTAACGGAGAAAAAAAACGCTTTGTTGAATCAGACGAGTTCTATATTTACTTTTTCGACGAAGATTCATTTGATTTAAATTTCAGACGTGCCAGAAAAGATTATTTGGGAACCGATGAAGGGTTAGATTATTACATGAAATTTTATGAGTGATGTAAAAACTTTTCTTAACCTGTTAACTAAGGCTGGATACCCAAGTGAAAAGGTTCACTCTGTGGCTTCATTGCTTGATTATGATATAGATAATTTCTTATCAGATCTAAATGATGAGTTAGGTAAAAAAGGTGTAGTTGAATTTTGTGATAAGGCTATTAAGAAACTCTCAGGAAAAAAGGGTATTCGAGTTGATTTAGAAGGACCTAATGGTGATGAATATTGTTATGTTAACATCTATCCAATATACTACGATGAGGAAGAATCAAAGAATGATGTGATAAGTAAATCAAGTTGGGGTGAATCAAATATTTTAGATATGAACCCTGATACAGGAGAATATCATTATGTAACAATTCAAACAATAATCGACAACACAGACATGAGTGGTTGGGGTGATTTGGACGAGTTATTAGACAATATCAAAGAAAAAGCCTACAACATAGTTTATAGTAATTGTGGTTTTGGTATATGGTGGGAATAAAAAAAATGGGAGACCGAAGTCTCCCAAAGGGGCTGTATAGTTTTGAACAGCCGCTCCACCACCAAGTTTAACGAACTTGGAAACCACCTTCTTTGAAAAGAGTATTTAAAATCTTTTCTACCTTTTCTTCACTGAGATATGGAATAACATCATCTGAGTTATCAGGATAGAAAAGTTTGGTAATGAAATTTCCGGTTTGAGGATCAATTATTGCAACTTCGAAATTTTCTTCAAAGTCACCATATAAACCCATAGCACCTCCGACTATTGACAATATGTACTTATCGTTGTAAAAAGTAATCCTCTTACCCCCAAGAACTCCGAGAGGTTTGGAATTATCCTGAATATAATCAATCGAAATCATTTTTGATTTTTTAACTGATCAAGTTTGACTTTGAGGAGTCCAATATTGTCTTTGTCTTTCTGAGTTTTATTAGGTTTTTTTGTAAGCTCATTCATCATTCTAGTGACAAAGTTTTGTTCATCCTCAGTGCCTTGAGTTTCTATTTTTGAGTTACCCTTCTCGAGATGGCGACCTAAACGATATCCAACATATCCCACCAACCCAAGAATGACTAACTGACCAAAGGTAAATTGTTTCATATATTATTTTTTTGTGATTTCAGCTTCGATTTTTGATTTAGTAATCAGAACATCAGCAGCACTGTATTGTGGTGTGTTTGTTAAGATTATTGACTCAACCAAGTGTTTGAATGGAACATGAATAAAAAAATCTGTTCCGTTGAAAAAAGTAAGATCGTTTTTTAATTCAATACAACTTTGTACCATTTTCAAGAACAATTTAAACTGAATCGGATCGATAAATGTTTCATTTAAAAGGGTACCGAATTTCTCGTTCTCTATCTTAATTTTGTATTGAGTAAGTGTCATACCTGATTATTTTTACAAAAATAGTAAACAAAATTCAGAAAAACAAAAAAAATTATGAGTCTTCGCACATTTGTGAATTTTAGTGAAAAACATAAATGCTTTTCTATTACACAACCTAGAACTGCATCAAGGAACTTGACTCGGATTCTAAAATTATATGATTTTGATACTTATTTACTCAATAAAGGTGAGTTAATTTTTGTTCATCCCAATCCTACACACAACCATACCACCGAGTTGATGAACAATCATTTAGATTATGACATTATTTTAAGTTGTAGGAATCCATATTCATATTTTTCAAATGGGTTCAGAATACAACAATTAAAAAAAGATTTACTAATCTCGACATACGACCTTAAAGATGAATATTACGAATATATGTCTGAAATTATTTTCAAGACTTCTACATATCTTTGGCAAAAGGGTTATGAGTCTGAGGGTATCCCATCTTTGTTAAATAGAACCATAAAATACAGAATCAAAGTGGAAAATTTTGAGGAATCTTTGATGAAAGTGCCTTTTATTTCTAATTCTGACCCTGAAAAAATATCTGAGGTTTCCAAATTTTGTAATGAAAAACTTGGAAAAACAATGCCCTCAGATAACATTTTATGGAGGGAATTCTTCCCCGAAGATTTCAGATTATATTACAACCAAAGAAACGCAGATTTAATTTACGAAAATTACGAATCAATGTTTAAAGTGATGGATTACCATAAAGACTCTTGGATGTTATGATGGTGTTTGATTACCGTTCAGAATTGGAAGATTGTGGTCTTTAACACCCCCATCAGTTATAATCCGATATGTTACAATATTTCCTAAATCAGGAAAACTAATTAGTTCAACCTTTATACCCCATTTGTTAACGTGAAGATTTACCTCAGGTGTAACAATTTGGGTCAGATTATCTAACTTATCCCAAGTCTCACGCTCAACCATATCTCTAATTATACCCTGAGTTGTATCTACAAGAACGTCATTTGCGTGCATCACACCTAACAAGAACTTTTCAACATCAAAAATATGATATCTTACAATACTTGAGAGAACTACACTTTTGTCATCGAAAGATGTGACTGTTTGTGGTTTTAAGTTTACTGTTTGGGTAATAACAGGTGTAACCCAAATCTTATCAAAAAATGGTATTTTACAGTTTAAACCGGGTTCTACAACTCTTATGAATTTTCCACATCTAAGATGAACGCCTTTTTCCCACTGATCTACAATTTTGAATGGAAGTATATCATGGATGAATGTTACCAACAGGTCTATGAACTTATCAAGCATAAAATAAGATTTGCTGCTAAGTTACAAAATTAAAATAACACTACAAAATATTTATTATAATGTTAGAACAAGATTTAAATATATTAGACAAAATCTTTAAAGATTTGAATTTCACCACAACTTATAGAGAAATCTTGTTATCAAGTTTGGTTAACAACCTTGAGAGATCGGGAATGAAAAATATTACTCGTAACTTTATCTACGTATCTTTATCCCCTGAAGAGGGTAAGAAAACTGCTACTGAGATAGCGGATTATTGGGAGGAGATGAAACAAACCGGATCATACAAAACCAACCTTCAAAAAACTTTAGAAAATTCACCAACCTTTTCAAAGTATCTGAAATAAAAAACCCCAACCGTAAAAACGGTCAGGGTTAGGCAAAAAACTCTGAGAATACAAGTCTTGACAAGAGTCTTTAGGAGGATTATTTGGTTCCCTCTGTTTCCACCGTCTTTTGAACGGTAACTCTCAGTCACGGTCAATTAGATTAACCAATCCTTAAGTTGTCTGCAACTCTCTCCTTACTCATCACTCTTCGACCCTGCCGAGCCAATTCATCCTTGCGGGATTAGAGAACTTTCGTGAAAATCGTGTCGGGCTTGGGACCCTTCACGGCCGTGAACATCTCACGACTATGTAGTGACCTGTCACACACAACTGACGAGCACTTTTCCTTGATTTAATTTAATGTTTTGGACATTGATTAGACCAAAGTTGGTTTTACGGATTAGGAAGGTAGTGGCCCGTCTGAAGCCAAGTCATCTTTTGGATGACACGATACTAAACTACCCTCTGAAGTGTCCCCACTTCCATATTTCGAGTCAACTTCATGACTAACCTCTTGGTAGAGATAAAGTCAAGGTCTCATCAGCACCACCTGTTATGAAACTTACCTTGCCGGTGTTTAAGCCAACTCTAACATTGAACTACGCAATTGTGACAGTGGATACTATCATTTCTTACATAAGTTCTACAGGTTACTCTTGTTGGTCTTCCGACCTCAACCAAACGACCCGAATCGCTTGGTCACCTCACCAACTTCCCTACAGTGTTACCCTCGGTACTAGAGGTGGTGTGATATCCTGCTTGCCTACTCAAGCTCCCTTTCGGAAACCGCAGACAACCCAAAACCAGGGTTATCCACTTTATACTACTTTCGTAGTTTATTTAACGACCATAGGCGGCCAATATCTTGAGTCAAAGAACTTTTTAATTTGGAAGGAAGGGGACTTTTTACGACCCCAACCTTCCATTTGTTTCACAAAATTAAAACAGTGTTTGGAGACTGTCAAATTTTTTTGAAACTTTTTTTGACTATTTCTGATTTGATTCTAATACCCCCCACTTTAAGTGAGACAGGTTCAAATTCAGTTTCATCAAAGAACAAATGACTTTCGTCTTTTGTTTTACGAAGATAAGAAGAACTTTTCAATCCATCAAATCTTTTTTTGTTGCGAGGGTAGGATTCGAACCTACGACGCCAAGGTTATGAGCCTTGTAAGCTACCTCTGCTTTACCTCGCGATATAAAATTGGTAAAACTACCCAATACTTTGATTACGTGGGTCGTTCTCCCTCAAAGATCTTAATTTCGGTAAACGATAAATATACTTTAAAATCGTAAAGGACTACAAAGATATTAAAAAAAATGGTTCTAACAAGTATTTCACAAACATTTTTTTACATATCTAAGCTACGAACTATTTTTTTTAGTTGTCTCCTAATCCGATAAGTATGATAACAATAACAAAAAAAAAGTATAAGACCTGAAACTATCATTGTAATATGATTTCTGCTAATCTATAAACAAATTCCCCTGTTGTGTTGGGATCAATCTCATTCAAAGTAAAATACTTCCATTCAGTGTGTTCTTTACCGTCAATGGCATTATCCAAATCAGGGGTTATTGGTATATCTGAATCTAATAAATATACATACATTAGTCCTTTTATTTTATATCCATCACGAGTGTATCTTGGAATGAGACCAATAAAATTTATATCTTTATCATCGACATCGACTCCAGTTTCTTCGAAAAACTCTCGTTTAGCACCGTCCATTGTTGTTTCATTTTCCTCGAGTTTACCTCCGAAAATAGACCACATGCCAGGAAAAGCGGAGAGAGAATTTCTTTTTCCAAGAAGAATTTTATCTCCCGACTTGACAATTAAACCTGTGTATCTTTTTGTATCCATGGTATTTATGATTATGGTTGTAAATGTAGGTAAAAAAAGTTTTAATGTCAAAACTTTAGTGACACCAAAAGAGCAAAAAATTGGAATGATGAAAAAAACATTCAATCATTCATTTAACGGACTTCTTTTTCTTATGAATGGTGATCAACAATGTTTTTGGATGAAGGACTGTATAATACCTTTGGATATTATCATTATAAAAAATAACGTTGTTGTTAATATTCATCATAACTGTTCTCCCTGTCAGAGTGATGATTGTCCATCTTATTGTGGTAATGGTAATATAGTTCTTGAGATTATGGGTGGGTCCTGTAAAAAATTTGGTATTGAAGCAGGTGACTCAGTTCAGTACATCCTTTAGTTTTTCCAAATTGTCTCTTTAACTTCCTCTTTATGCGCGATGTACCGAGCTAGAACAAAAAAGTAATCGCTTAATCTATTTAGATACATGGTTATAGGTTGTAATTTAATAAAATTATCCAAAACCCTACACTCCAAAACTTCAATTTCAGTTCTTCGAGCTATTGTTCTACAGATGTGTGCAATAGCTACTGATTTAGTTCCTTTAGGTAAAATAAAATTCTTTAGTTCAGGTAATTCTTCGCTCATTTTATCCATAGATAACTCTAATACTTTTATATCTTCCTGATTAACTTCAGTAAGTTCTGTATTATTATCATTAATAATCGTCGATCCTGCGTTAAATAAATTCCATTGAATTTGTTCTAGTGAAAGGTTTAGGTCAAAAACTTCACTTCTGAGTAAACCCACAAAGGAGTTTAATTCATCTAAAGACCCGACCGCTTTGATTTCTGAAAGTGTTTTGGGAACCCTTCTTCCCGATAATAAACTTGTGGTACCATCATCACCCTTTTTGGTGTATACTTTTTTTGACATGTCATAAATATATGAAATCTATTGAGATACCTCAACTTGAGATTCTTTGATTTTTTCTTTTAACGTTTTTTTGAACTCAAGTGCGAGACTCTTTAAAAATCTAATGTAAGGTGCATCTTCTTTTGTTGGATCGTATCTATAGTTTCCCATAGGTGGTCTTTTACTTCTACCCAAGTAATTAAGTCCAGATATATTTGTAATACACTTATGTCCACCTGACATCGATTGTAAAAGATCCCAAGCCGAAACTCCAACTTTGTCCAATATTTGTCTTTGTTCTTCACTCAATTCTGTGAACGGTATATCCATCATGTTTTTTATCTGCTCTAGCATTTGCTCGCCATTATCCATAAACATGAATCTTTCTCCATATAAAGCATCAAAATCTTTAAAAGTAAATCCAACGCTCTCAGGTCCCACCGCAGTTTCACTTATCCATTTTATTGTAGATAGGGGTACAACTCTATCTTTCAACTGACTCTCCCATTTTTTTAATACACTTTTGGATATTTCGCCAAGATTTACCCCTTTCAAGCTCCTATCTTTTTTGAAAGGATTACATGAAACTTGTAATAATCCCATTGGCCAAGCCATTATTAAGAAATCGGCTTCAGGGTATGTCCTAAAAGGGGTATATCTATCATAAGATCCTGGTTTTCTCATATCCCCTCCACCGTATTGTGTTATTATACCATCGGAATACTCTAAGTTACGAAAGTCTTTCATTGACCCCGCGTAATCGTCGGCATTGTATTGTAATTCTTCGGGTGTGGGAGCGTTATTTTGTTTCATCCAACTTTTAATATTTCCGAGAATCGAAAGAAGGGAGGGTTCGGAGTCTAAGACCAAGTTTTCAAGAAATCTTTTTTTGTTTTTGAAGGCTAAAAGGAGTTTGTTTACTACAAATCCCATTAACATTTTGTTTTTTTGAAGTGATTTCTCTTTATCATACCTGAACAGATAGTTAACAACATCCTCAGGTGTCACATTTTGTTTTATAAAGTCCGCAGAGTCAACCGTACTTATCAATAAAACATCTGTTGAAGGAAATAAATCTCTTGGAGAAATTATCTGAGATATTGTTTCGACGTTAGATCTAGCTTGTCTGAATGATTTTGATGCTCCTTTCTCGGCTCCAACTTGTTTATCGTGATGATCTGTGTGAATCACAAACATTGGTTTTCCATGGGCGAAATCGACTAATACTGGCATCGTGTCTCCCTGAGCGTCGTTTTTTTTGACAGCAAACTCTTTTTCACCATATTGAATAACGTGAGCGTCAACTACATCAATACCATTGTCCTCGAGATATCTTTTCATTGCAATGGCTGTGGTAACTCCATCCAAATCCTGATGGAAATAAATTTCCGCTTTCGGATATCTTTTTTTCAAAGCCGAGATATCTCTGAGCCCTGTTTCTAAAATTACTCTTTTCATTACTTAATCGATGGTCGAGGCACTGCCTTGGTTCCGAGGGCATCTACATCAGAGATACTGAAGATTTCGATTTTCTTTCTTGTCTTTGGGTCAAATCCAAACATCCTTTTCCCATCTTCTCCCATCTCGAAAAGGAACTTTCCAATTGGAAGAGTTGTTTTTACAGTCAAAATTTGCTCTCTTCCTGTTTCGGTTCTAACTTTGAGTATCTTTTTTCCTCCCCTATCAAGAATCTCAGCTTCAGCATTTTGGCCGGGGGTAACTAAGGTTATGGTTTTTTGCTCTTTAATTATTTTTTTAACGATTGTTTTCAAATCGTTTTCAGTTATTCTAATTACTTTTTTCATATTAACTTTTCAATGTTAGTAAAAACTTGGTTTTATTAATCTGAGCTAAAATCTCATCTCTTATGTTTAAAAGGTCTGAGTCATATTTACTATCTAAAACTTCCGAAAATGATACCAAGAACTCCACAATACCATCTATGAATTTTTGTAGATTAAGAACTTTGATATCTTGAAAGGCAACAACAAACTCTTCAGGGAATTGTGGTCTCCCATATTTTCCCATCATTGCTTCAGCAAATAGATCTAAACTCTCATCAATTGAGGCGTAAATTTTCCCATATGATCGATGTTTAGCATCCCCAAAAGTTTGCCAATGCAAAAACCTAAATTGATTTTGTATTTGGAATAGTTTCAATATTAATTCTTCTTTCATATTCAATTTACTAAGCCAATGGTGTCCTGAAAAAAGCACCTGAGATTAAGTCTTTCAGAAGATCTCTTGAGGGTTGAGGAGTTGAGGTTCCAGAAGAAGATGTTTGTGAGTCCTGGTCGGGATCATAAGTCACGTCTACTTTCGGCTCTCGAAATTCTTGTTTATAAATGTTTTGTCCTTCAGGTGAATTAACGTAATCTTGAAATTTCTCATCAATGTTTGGAACTTTAGCCGCCAATTCATCGGGTCCAACAAAGTTTCCAATTCCGATGTAATCCAAAAGACCTGCATAGAATTTAGTTCGTCTGAAGAGACTTATTAAATCCCTGTTTAGTCCAAGTTTACTCCATGATAATCCTGGCCAAAAATTTTTTGCCATCCATCTCGGATCAGAAGCTTTGAAGTTTTTAAACACTCCTGTATTCGAGGAAACGGTATTCTTCATTTTCTGAATCATTTTTACCGCGTCATCTTTTGATGCAAATGCAACCTTGGATGCAAAGCCACCAGCAACTCTTTTGGCTTCTGCCGACTTTTTACTTGCATTTACAAATAAATCGATCCAATCCGTAAGTACCTTTTTGAATCCAGCTGGAATTACTGGAACATTTTGAATTGCTGATTTTAGTTTACCACCCCATGTTATAGAGCTATTAATAAACTTTTGCATCATCGGAGATACCCTTCCCGCTTTTTCAAGGGCGACACCGGCCTCAAATGTTTTTCCGTTTTTAGCTAAAGTTAATGCTTGGTTCATCCCTTTGAATAGTTTACTCGATTTACCAACTCCTAATAGTGGTTTTGCTACTACGTCACCTACGTAAGGCACAACTGCAACCATCGAAAGAAATCCAAAAAAGTAATCACCTTGATTGATATAAGACATACCATTGATGAAATCTACAACCCCAGTAGGATCAAATATACCAAGAATGTCACCCAGTGTGTTATACCATTTTGATTCATTTATAGGTGTTTTAACTTTAGGATATAGTTTTTTCAGAGTCTCGACAACGAACTGTTTTTCTTGATCAGAAAATTGATTCCACTGCGACTGTGCGTTTTCTAATTTCAAAGAAAAAGCTATGTGTTGAAGTTGGTCTTGGCTTAATATAAAATCTGGCATTTATTTTTTCTTTATAAATATAGAGATTATAAAAAAAAGGTTCTTACGAACCCTTTTCAAATACCAACTCAGGTTGATTTTTTTCTTCCAAGAAAGCTTTGACCCTATTCTTGGCAATTTCACAATAATTGGGAGATAATTCAATACCAATCCATTTTCTTCCTTGAATTTCCGCAGCAACCAAACTTGTGCCTGATCCTACAAAAGGATCTAATATCAATTCATTTTTATAGGTAAGAATTTTGATTGCGTTATTTGGGATATCAAGTGAGAATGTTGCCTTTGTCAATTGTTTTGTGTCCGCAAAGTACTTCCATTGTCCATATACCAAATCGATAAACTCTTTTTTTTGATCTTCGGTATATGTTTTCTTCTCTTTTCCGTCTTCTTGCTCCACCATGACTGCAGACCATTGAGGTTCCCCTTTAACTTTCTTGATATGATGTTTTTTATATGCCAAAATTACACACTCTTTCGGATTATAAATGTATGGAGCTGAAGGAGACATCCATGATCCCCATGCAGTGGTTTTACTTCTATGGGGAGATTCCTCCTCGAGATCAACTACCCCAAAAAATCCGAAACCTATACTTTTCATAATGTTCCAAATCTCTGCAACCATGAATATACGACCACCCTTGGATTGTCTATTGATTTCGTAAGGTAAATTAATAGCTATTCTACCGTCATCTTTCAAAACACGATAGGCTTCTCTTAACCAATTATTTGAGAATGTCCTATATTGATCAAATTCCAAATCATCTTCAAATTGATCGTATTTAATACCCACTCCATATGGAGGTGAAGTCACAATTAAATCAATTGACTTTTCAGGCATTTCAGACATTACCTTTATACAATCCCCATTTATTATTTTATTAGTTTCCATTAATTTACAAATTATCCAAGCCAAATATAACGATCAATTTTATTTTTATGTGCATCATAATTTACCCTCGTCTCTCATTTCTTGTCGAATCTTACTCGCAGATATATCTCCAACCTCTTGAGGGGGTATATGTTCAATAATGTCATAACCAACACCACGACCGAAATTTACAGATTCTATGTCAGGTATAATTACAACTTTTACTTTTTCATCACCAACAAGTTTCCAAAGTTCTTTTTTTATGTTTGCCTCAACCTCTAAAGCACTGAATGGATTTTTTTCGTCAGGTTCGATGTCTCTAATACAAATAAGAATATTCTTACCCTCGTTTAACCTTTGATCAATTAACCACCTGTGACCTGAATGCCACGGCTGCCAACGACCAATAAACATGGAATATTGTTTAGAACCACTATTTTTCAGTTTTGGGTCACCCTCAACGTGTATTTTCCGCATATTTTAATACTTTTGACACTGATTCTTCAACATCCTCCTCAGTAGTATCAACACTCAGAAAGTTCTCAGTTGGGGGTTCATAATTTTCAACAAAAAAATCCTCTCTTCCTCTCAGTTCATTTGTGTGAATGTAAATCTCGACTAAATTAGTCCCCATTTTTTGTTTAAACTTGTCTCTTTGGTCTTTGTAAGGGGACACTAATGATACCACAACATCTCTTTTTTTATTATGAAGGTATTCAGAAATTTGTTGTGCTAATTCAATATTTTTTCTTCTCCCTGTTTCAGAATAATCTTTATTTTCGAATAAATTTCTCAAGTCATCCCCATCGATATGGAAGAAACTTGGTTTTTCCCAAATTATCCTTTCACAAATGGTTGTTTTACCAGACCCTGGTTGTCCTGTAAACCAAATAATCATTTTTCTAAGTTTTCAATTTTTCTGTTCAAATAGAAAGCGGCTTTTTTGAGGTCTTCTAATTCCTTGGAAGAATTTTTTTTACCTGCTCTGACCACGTATTTTACCACGTTGAAAAGATATGCATCTTTATCTAAATCCCAAGCTTCACAAACTTTAATTACTTCATAAGGGTTTTCTTCACCTCCATAATGATGAGGGTGATTGACCATTTCAACTTTCGTGTTCATTTTTTTTCTTCCCCCACTTTTTTTCCATGTAATCGATGTATCTATGTGTTTTGTTCCCATTATAAAGCATCCACATAATGTAGTAATCAAACCACCACTCGAGTTTTTTCAGGATTTTTTTCATTAACTAAAGTATTTTTGAATCGCGTCGAGTTTATCGTCAGCATCAGCTAACATCTGAAGTGCTTCCTCAGCGTTTTTATAGAAATCTGCTGTTGAATGATCTCCAATACCTACTGCGTGGTTTGATAATAATTCCAAAGTCAAAAGGGCTTTGGCTTTCTGTGCCTCCGCCTCTTGACGGAGCATTTCAAATAAATAGACTTGTACGTTTGACATTATTTAAATTTTTTTCTTGTTTTTATAAATGGTTCATTTGATGGCACACCATTCATCTGTTTGGGGTTTGATTTTTTCTTGTATTGATAAGTTTCTTCTTTGGGTTCAGTTTTTACACCTTTCCATTTTTTCCACTCGGTTTTGGAAACATATTCCCAACTAATTCCTACCATATTTATTGCGGTTTTGTCATCAACTCTTTTGATGTCACCGACTTCTACGTTTTTTGACTCTCTAATTGCTTTAATACACTTCATAGTTTACCTCCATGTTTAATTTATTCTCCAAGAATCATATGGAATCATAGATTTTGGATGATATTGAAAAAAAGATTCGTGAATGTAAGTATCGGAATTTTCTTGCTTATTATCAAGGTATGCTCCCCAAAAAGATAATGTGGAGTTTGAGAGAATATGTTTGTCACATTTTGCCATCATTAACATTGAAACATGTGGATCTTCATCTATAAACATAATTCTTTCCTTATTAATGTCTAGTTTATTAAGTAAAAAACTTGACTTTTCTTTATTATCTGTAAATAGAAGTATTTGATCATCAGTAGATAAGAGACTTAATACATATTCATACCATTCAATTGGAGGGATAATAGGTGAAATGAAATCATTATTATTACCCATCCTCATATGAAGAGATGTTGTTGGATTTCTGAAAGTCTTAGAATAGTTTTTATGGAGATAATCTAGTATATTGGTGTTGGGTTGAAAAAAATTTAGTAGATATTCTCGATTATGATGCCAATAATTTTTATTGAAGAAGTATCCTTGAATTAGAAAAGGTGTGTTTGTTATTTCTTTTATGGGAATAAATTCTCCACCCGACCCAGTGTCATACTCCCAAGCAAGTCTCTGATCTAAATCCCAAATGAAAGCCTCGGGTCTTCCATAAAACCATGGTAAATTTGGAAATATATCGCCTAAACTTATACCTCTATCTTTTACTTCGTGCCCACCCCAAGGATCGAAATGATGATTTCTTTTTGAAGTTTGGGTGATATTAGATTGTAAGGAAAACTCTGATTGATGAGATAACCAATAACCTAATACAGGTTCAACTTTTGGATTATCTTTCGCATATGATAATAATGCTGATATTTGAAACATTAGATTACCAACACCACCCATGAGTAAAACGGATCCAGTTTTATCCGTTATTTGAGGGATTAATGTTTTGTAAACCATAATGTTCGGCTATTTCTTTTTCTGTTTTACCTTCTTTAAACATTTCATAAATATTACTACTTTCCTCGTCCTCAAAAATTAAAATATCACTTTTTCCGTAAAGATTGAGTAATGAAGAAGTTCTGAGAAAATGAAAACATTTTTCTTTGTCAAGATATCTTCTGTTGAATCCCATAAGAACAAATGTAAAAAAAAGTATTAACTATTCCAAATTGTGAATTTTTTTCAAATTAACAATCTGAAATATGTAAGCCATAAGAGCTCTTTTCATCATTGGAATGAAAGTTTCTTCAAATGGAAAGTCTTGGCTACATTTGACTTCAAATACCGGAATTTCTTTATAAAAATCTGTGTTACTCCACGTGGAATTTTCCTCTATTAATTCGACAAAAGATTTCTCATCTGTTCCTCCTGAAAAAATAAAGTTTAAAAACGTCTTACTATAATGGTCATCAGTTACCTCTTTTCTTATTTCATATTCCCACAAATAAATTTGATCTTCAAATTTTTTCCTATGAAAAATATAACCTCTTCCATCTTCAAGTCTGGTTTTATTTTTTCTTATTTGCACAGATATCGAGTCATGAGCAACATTCCAAATTGATTTTGCTATTTCGAATGCCTCGTAAATCTTTTGCCCTGAATATTTTACTGTTTTGTCAATTTCTTTTTGTTGTTCATCTCGAAGTTTTGGTGGTATTTTTGGCACAAGATCTTTGAATAGAATTTCATCATCATATGATGATAGGTTTTTCTTGATGGTCAACAACGTATTTTCTTTAGACAAAGATTGAAGATTTGCCAAGTGCAAGGAAAGTTCTACAAAGTCAGGGTAGATTTTAAGTTCATCAAATCTACGATCACACTTTTGAAGATACGCTAATAATGTATATTTCTTATGTTCAAAATCAATTGGTTCTTTGTATATCCATTCGGGATCCAATTGAAAGGAACTTTTTTTCGTTCTTGTCATCATAAGGAAAATATAAGTTCATAAAATTGTTAATCAATTCTGAAAACATAGTATTCTGTACCCATGACATTAAATATCTCATAAGTTCCATCATATGGGCTTAACTGTCCATAACCGTCCTCATCTACAACTGCTTGCTTGAATTTATCCATATCAATAAAGTCTTCTATGTTTAGTCCATTATCTTCCATGTAATATTCTATGTTTCTTTCAACATCACTCAACAAATCCTCAAGCTTTTTGTCAATTAATTCATCTGGCCAATCACCCTCTGGAGCTGTTTCTATATCTTCAATATCTGATTTTAGTTCCTCAATTTTTTCCTCTAATTCTGTTACACTATCTTCTAAGCTTGAAATCTGTTCTTCATCTTCAATATCCAAGGATAATTTTTCAAGTATTTCCATTTGAGCCTCCAATTTTGTGATAGTTGATTTTTTAAATAATATTTGGTCCATTTGTCCATCACTGAGCATCCTATCTTCATCATCTAAATAAGCCTCAGGGTTTTGAGAAAGATCATCATCATACCAACCTCGGGCATGATCCAATACCGCATCTTCATCAATGAAATTTGAATAAAAACTTTTGTTAAATCCCGCAATTCCAATTTCATCTACCAATCCATCAACATAATCTATAGCGGCTTCTTCTACTTCAGATTCATTTCCAACGGCATATGTCTGACCATAGAAATCATCATGATCTACCTCAAATTGAGAAAGTCCATAGTGTTCATATTTCATTGGAACAATGTAATAAACGTCTATCATTTTCAAGATCTCGTCTCGTTCATCCTCCAATTCTGTTATTTGATCATAAATCTCAGAATCAAAGTTTTCTGAAGCATCATATTCTACATTCAAACGATCCAATTGTACTTGAATCTCAGATAATCTTTCCTCCTGTTCTTTGTCCCTGACATCAGCACCCTCGTTTTCTAAATAATTGAGTATTGCCCAGGCTTTTTGACCCTCTTCATCCAAATCGTTTGTTAAAGCCCATTCTTGTTCAACTCTCCTTTCATCGGCCTCCTGTTTTTTGGCTAACTTGATTTTTTTAATCTCTAATTGTCTCAGTCTATCCCTTTCTGTTTTTTCTCTTTTCTTATCCTCTTCGACTTTGACTTGTTCAGAGTATTCAGATTTTAGGTAGTTCTTTATTTTTTCGATTATTTTTTTGAACTCAGGTTGTTCAAATAGAACAGAATCCCTGAGTGTATTATCTATCGCATCATAGTAAGACTCGTCCCCGTTAAATTTGAGTGATAAACCGACCTTGTATTTTAAATCTGTAGATGGTAGCGTTTTGTCTATTATGTAAAACAATTTACCTTCAGTATTATATTTGTTAAATGTATCAGCTTGATCACGTCCCGATGTACACCACTTAGTCCCCTTACCATAATAACAAGATGATTCAAAACTTAATGGGTTGACAACCAAGTATCTTGGAGACTCATAAACAATATTTGCACCTTGAATTTTTTTGTAGTTCCTTCTTTGTCTTTCAGCGTATTGGTCGAGTGCTGTTTTAAGTTCGTCGATTGACTTGTAATTGAAAATGTCTGTTTTTTGTAAATTAGATCCGAATTTGTTAAAATAGTCCAAAAGACCTTTGATTATTGGAAAATTTGTGTTGAATCCTATTTGATCCAAGTTTTTTCCTACCCATTGATAGTATTTGGATGGAATCTCATCTACTATTTTTATCATTTGGTCTTGAGAAAATTTCTTATTAAATTTATCTCTAAACTCTGACACTCTACTCTCAACCAAAATAATTCTTTCTGACATCAAATTCTTTATTTAATAAATATTGAAAGACATTTATATTTTGAAAAGAAACATATTTATCTACATAAACAAAATTTAAAAATTACCAATCATGGGATGCGGATGTAAAAATAAAGGCAACCAAAATAATCAGACTCCTCCAACACCACAAGAAGTCAAAGCACAAAAAGTTCAACTTGCGAAACAAGTTAATGAAGATGTGAAGTCAGCCATCAAAAAAACTATCGAGAAATATTACAACAAAAACAAATCCTAAAAGGGATATAGGAGAACAACTCAATTGGTAAAGGGAAGAGAAAATCTTCCCTTTTTTTGTATTTATATGATATGGCAAACATAGATGATTTTCTTGAGATGTTTAACAACGGTGATCTCGATGTAAAAAAGTACTTCGGGGACTATTCTGTATGGTTCAATCTATTGAAAAAGAGAGGCTTAATGGATGAGGTAGATCCTCACAATGCCTGGGGGGGTTCCGAAGTTTGGCAAAACGAATATCTTCTTTGGGCTTACGAATATGATAAACCTGTTTTTTATCATTGGATTCAGAAACTTCTCGGTGATGTGGAAATTGAAAATGGTAAAGCTTATTTGGTCGTTAAAGATCGTGGTGAGTTAGCAGATTTGTTTTGTGACAACAGAAATGATATCAGTCAAGATACCATAAAATCTATATTAGAAGGTGATTATGATTGGGATAGATATTGGGACACAACTGATGACGTTTACAGAGATGTAATCGAAGAATTGAACAAAGAAAATCTAAAAATATTCAAGGAAAGGATATTGAAAGAGTTGGCTGGCCAACAACTCTCACCTGAAACTGAAGAAATGGAACTGATAGCTGCTGAGCAAGGTCATAATGAATTTTGGGAGTTAAATTCCGAAAATGTTTCGAGAATTGTTGATGATGACAAATCGATAGAATCTCTATTAGATGATGAACTAAGTGATATGAAATCGGACCTTTATTCAGTTCACTCTAACGCTTATAATACAGCATATGAAGATGAGATCTATGAAGATATATTTTCTGAGTTGGGTAAGTACTTTGAAGGCAAGGGAGAATATATCGAAAGACCTTCCACGTTCAAGAAAGACACCAAAGTTCAATTATTCAAAATTCCAATCAAGGATTTGGAAGGATTCTTGGGTGATTATTTATCTGAGAACAAAGGGTATGGTAACTCGGGTACAATAGAATATCACGGATCTTATATCGGATTACTCAAGGAAGACCAAGATTGTCTGTCGACATATGCACCCGACTATCCAAGTTATTCCAAAATCGATAAGTACATAAACGATTATTTTTCAGATTATTTTTAAATGGGCCTATTAAGCAAATTAGAAGAACAAAAGAGGGAATACATCCACAAAAAACCCCCAACCAACATCAGAAAGATTTTGGACCAAATAAAATTATTTGAAGTATATCCGAACATCTTTGCTGTTGTAATCAAGGACGACAAACTAAGATCGAGAGTCTTTTTGAGATATCAAGAATTTTATGAATCCGATTCAGACTCATTTAGAGGTAAATCTTTCAAATGGGAAGATTATATCAAATTCTACAAAGAGAGGACAAAAAAAGATTACTTCTCTTATCATGAGGACTTTACGGGATATAATGTACCGTGTGAAACGATTGAAGCCTGTGCAGCCAAAATACCTGATCTGAACATATATGATATGATTATGTACAGCATTACTGACACTATCAAAAAAATTGTTGGGAAGGACCCTTATTACCTTATAGGTATTGATCAAGACACCGGAGGAGATCCGACATTGATTCTACACGAGGTCGCACACGGACTTTGGTTTTCTGATCAAGATTTTAAAAAACAAATGACGAATGCCATAAATAATATGGATTCAAATGTCAAAGATAAAATGTTAGATAGAATAAAAGAGTTTGGATATGCTGAAAATGTATACATGGACGAGCTTCAAGCTCATATGTCAACAGGTCTTTCTATTAAAATGAATAGAATCAAAAATATTAAGTCCGCTATGGTTCCGTTTTACAAGATATTTATGAAGTATAAATCCAAAATCAATCCAAAACCTATCCCGATTGATTGGAGCACAGATTTAGACAAGTGATCAAATTTTTAAACATATTGTCCCAAGTTCTTACTGAAGCTAAAAGATATAGATTTACACCTGAGACTTTAGATAGAATCAACAAAATTGTTGATAGGTTATGGAGTGATAGAAAAAAAGATTATCAAAGAAGAAAGGAATTTGTTGGTATCATTCCTATAAAATTAGCTAACGGAGTTGATGGATTGGTCAGAGTTTACGTTAATCCAAGACTTAGTTATATCGGTTCTATGGATTCCAAACCTTCAAAATCAATTGACCCAGCCGACATAATTATTGAAGTCAATCCGAAATTCTACGAATCAAAGAAAAATCTTTATCTTACCGTTTACCACGAGCTTTTACATGCCAGTGACCCAACCCAAAGTGTGAATTGGTCACCTAAGTACGAGATGGGTTACGATCAAACGACTGATGAAAAATATTGGGGACATCCCATTGAATTTTTTGCGATATCAAATGAATTCTTAGAGGGACTTGTAAATGAATTTAAAAGAAGAGTTGAAAGATTCTCGATTAAGGATAATTCTAAATCACTACACAAATCCCTACAAAATATATTGAACTATTTTGCAAAGAATGAACCCCTAACAAAACAATCCTTAAATATTATACAAAGAATTAACGATGAAAATATAGGATCAAACAGATTATCTCAAACTATAGCTGATATACAAACAGATTTTCCTAATACTTCAGATATTTTTCCACCATTGTTTGAAGATGAACCATATTATCTTTATTATGTACAAATGATAAAACAATATAATCCTGAAATTTGGAAGAAATTATTATCCATGTTATACACAACATCAAAGGAAATTGAAGAAATAATCGACACAAAAAAAAGGGGTTTAAAATAACCCCTTTTCTTTTGCCTTATTTGTTAAGTATTCAAGTTTTCTTTCTGACTCATCTAAAATTATTTTTTGTTCATTAATTGCTTGAATTGCAATTGATACTAATTCTGCGTATTTTACGGTTCTAAAGTCCGATTTAACATCCAAGACTACAGCTTCGGGTATTACGTGTTCAATCTCCTGTGCGACAAATCCATAATCTATTTTGGGGGATATTCTTATAATCTCGTTTTCTTCATTTCTCCAAACTCTTTTATATGTTACACCTCTAATTTTCAATATCTTTTGAATCGCTTCATCTATATTTACAACATTTGTTTTCAATTTAGAATCAGATGGTGGCCCGGGAGGTCCTTGTGGACCTGTTGGCCCTTGTGGACCTGTTGGCCCTTGTGGACCTGTTGGACCCGTGGGTCCTGTATATCCTTTTGGTCCTTGTGACCCTGTGGGTCCTGTACCTCCTGGAGATCCTGTTGCTCCAGTACTACCTTGGCTTCCTCTTGGTCCTGTAGCCCCTGTTGGACCTTGTGACCCTTGTGGACCTTGAGGTCCTTGAGGTCCTGTTGGTGAGTTTCCAGTTGCTCCTTGTGGACCCGTGGCACCCGTCGGCGCATTTCCTTGTGCACCTCTAGCTCCAGTAGGTCCTTGTGGACCCGTGGCACCCGTCGGGAAATTTCCTTGTGCACCTGGTGGTCCAGTAGGCCCTTGTGGACCTGTTGGTGAGTTACCTACTGGTCCTTGTGGACCTGTAGGTCCTGTTGTACCTTGTGGCGATGGTCCTTGCGATCCTCTATTTCCTGTTCCACCTTGTGTTCCAATTGGTGAAGGTCCTTGTGATCCTTTGGTACCCTGTGCTCCAACCGCTCCAACGTTCCCTTGAGGAGATGCTCCTTGTGATCCTCTTGGTCCTATGCCACCTTGTGTGCCGATCGGTGATGGTCCTTGTGATCCTTTAGCACCCTGTGCTCCAACCGCTCCAACGTTCCCTTGAGGAGATGCTCCTTGTGATCCTCTTGGTCCAATAGCACCTTGTGTTCCAATTGGTGAAGGTCCTTGTGATCCTTTGGCACCCTGTGCTCCAACCGCTCCAACGTTCCCTTGAGGAGATGCTCCTTGTGATCCTCTTGGTCCAATAGCACCTTGTGTTCCAATTGGTGAAGGTCCTTGTGATCCTTTGGCACCCTGTGCTCCTACCGCTCCAACGTTCCCTTGAGGAGATGCTCCTTGTGATCCTCTTGGTCCTATACCACCTTGTGTGCCGATCGGTGATGGTCCTTGAGCTCCTTTTGAACCTTGAGCTCCGGCTGCACCGACATTTCCTGTTGGTGATGGTCCTTGAGCTCCTTGAGCACCTGTTGGTCCAGTAGATCCTTGTGGTGATGGGCCTTGTGATCCTTTGCTACCTTGAGCTCCAACCGATCCAATGGCTCCTTGAGGAGATGCTCCTTGTGATCCTCTTGGTCCTATACCACCTTGTGTACCGATCGGTGATGGTCCCTGAGATCCTTTACTACCTTGAGCTCCAGCGTCACCGACATTTCCTGTTGGTGATGGTCCTTGAGCTCCTTGAGAACCTGTTGGTCCAGTAGATCCTTGTGGTGATGGACCTTGAGATCCTTTGCTACCTTGAGCTCCAGAGTTACCGACATTTCCTGTTGGCGATGCACCCTGTGATCCTCTATTTCCTGTTCCGCCTGTTGGACCCTGTGGTGATGGTCCTTGTGATCCTTTTGCTCCCTTAGGTCCTGTAGCTCCAACATTTCCCGTTGGTGATGTTCCTTGAGCTCCTTGAGCACCTGTTGGTCCCGTAGGTCCCTGTGGTGATGGTCCTTGTGATCCTTTGCTACCTTGAGCTCCGGCTGCACCGACATTTCCTGTTGGCGATGCTCCTTGAGCTCCTTGAGCACCTGTTGGTCCTGTAGGTCCTTGTGGTGATGGTCCTTGTGATCCTTTGGCTCCGGTTGAACCAATGGCACCTTGTGGACCTTGTGGCGATGCTCCCTGTGATCCCCTATTTCCTATCCCGCCCTGTGGTCCAATCGGTGATGGTCCCTGAGATCCTTTAGAACCTTGTGGTCCAGTGTCACCGACATTTCCTGTTGGTGATGTTCCTTGTGCTCCTTGATTACCTGTGGGTCCTGTAGGTCCTTGTGGTGATGGACCTTGAGATCCTTTGCTTCCTTGAGCTCCGGTATCACCGACATTTCCTGTCGGCGATGCGCCCTGTGATCCTCTATTCCCAATCCCACCTGTTGGACCCTGTGGTGATGGTCCCTGAGATCCTTTGCTACCTTGAGCTCCTGAGTCACCTGTTGCACCTTGTGGTGATGGTCCTTGAGCTCCTTGTGAACCCTTGGCTCCAGTAGCACCTTGTGGTGATGGTCCCTGTGATCCTCTATTTCCTATTCCACCCTCTGGTCCTTGGGGTCCCACAGGTGATACACCTTGTGACCCTTGATTGCCTTGAGCACCAATCTGTCCTTGTGTTCCTTGACTTCCTTGATTACCTGGATCAGTAACCCTGTTTCCTCTCCATTGTACTACACCGTCTGAAAAATCAATAAGGGTACCCGCACTATTTGTTACTTCTGATACATTCAAATTTACATCACTAAAGGTGACTCCTTCATTAGAGACATTTGATATAGTGAAAAAACTTGGTTTGCTACTTTGTGAGAAAGCGATTTTGTTTCCACTTCTGAACATAGTGGTGGTTGTTCCACCTGTATCAATAAATTGTATTGTTCCACCCGAGGGAATTATTATAATATCTTCAGGCACTTATCAAATTTTTTAATTTGTTTATTCTTTCATAAATAGAATTAATCCTCGTTTGTTGTTCCTTGATTGCACCCACAGCGATCGATACAATTAGTCCGTATTCCATAGTTTTGTGACCAAAGGTATCCGTCCAAACTGCTGTAGGTATACTTTTCTCAATCTCTTGAGCAATGTATCCTAAAGATCTATTATGATAATAATTGCTATTAAACCTTTCCTCCAAGTCTGATCCCTTGAATGAGGTTCTTACGTATTCTTTATTCCAATCGAAATATACCCCTCTAAGTTCTTGAATCTTTGAATAGTTTCCTTTCAAACCTTTTATAGATTCTTTCAATCTCTGATCAGAGGGTGGGCCTTGTGGTCCTGGTGGGCCTGTCGGACCTGTCGGTCCCGTAGGTCCTGGAGAACCGGTAGGTCCTGTATTACCTGTATTTCCTCCTGTACCTGTGGGACCTTGTGGTCCTGTAGCCCCTGTTGGACCTTGTGGTCCTGTCGGACCTTGGTATCCTTGAGGTCCTTGAGGTCCTTGAGGTCCAATTTTTCCTTGAGGTCCTTGTCCACCTTTTCCTCCCGTAGCACCTGGACTACCTTGAGGACCTGTAGGGCCTGTAGGTCCTGTCGGACCTGTTGCTCCTTGGAATCCTTGTGGTCCTGTACCCCCTGGTGGACCTGTAGGGCCTGTAGGTCCTGTACCCCCTGTTGGACCTTGAGGTCCTGTACCCCCTGCAGCCCCTGTTGGACCTTGAGGTCCTGTGTTACCTGCGGGTCCTACTCCCCCTTGGTTTCCTTGAGCCCCTGTTGCCCCAATATATCCTTTTGGTCCTGTGCCACCTGGTGGGCCTACGCCACCTGTAGCTCCAGTATTTCCTTTGAAACCTGTTGGTCCTTGAGTTCCTTGACCTCCTTGAGAACCTGTTGCCCCAATATATCCTTTTGGACCTTGATTACCTTGTGGACCTACGTTACCTGTAGCTCCAGTATTTCCTTTGAAACCTGTTGGTCCTTGAGTTCCTTGTGATCCTACAGTGCCTTGAGCTCCGATATATCCTTTTGGACCTTGATTACCTTGTGGACCTACGTTACCTGTAGCTCCAGTATTTCCTTTGAAACCTGTTGGTCCTTGAGTTCCTTGACCTCCTTGACCCCCCTGTGCTCCAATATATCCTTTTGGACCTTGATTACCTGTTGGACCTTGAGTTCCTTGGCCTCCAGTATTTCCTTTGAAACCTGTTGGTCCTTGAGTTCCTTGTGATCCTACAGTGCCTTGAGCTCCGATATATCCTTTTGGACCTTGATTACCTGTTGGACCTACGCTCCCTTGGGCTCCAATATTTCCTTTAAAACCTGTTGGTCCTTGAGTTCCTTGGCTTCCTTGAGCACCTTGAGCTCCTGTGAAACCTTGAGCCCCTACAGTTCCTTGTCCTCCTTGAGAACCTTGAGCTCCAATATTTCCTTTGAAGCCCGTAGGTCCTTGAGGTCCTTGTGATCCTACAGTGCCTTGAGCTCCGATATATCCTTTTGGACCTTGATTACCTGTTGGACCTACGATCCCTTGGGCTCCAATATTTCCTTTGAAACCTGTTGGTCCTTGAGGTCCTTGTGATCCCGTAGCTCCTTGAGCTCCTGTGAAACCTTGTGCCCCTACAGTTCCTTGTCCTCCCTGAGAACCTTGAGCTCCAATATTTCCTTTAAGACCTGTTGGACCTTGAGGTCCTTGTGATCCTACAGTGCCTTGAGCTCCAATATATCCTTTCGGACCTTGACCACCCTGTCCACCTTGAGCACCTGTCGCTCCAATATTTCCTTTGTCTCCTTGTGATCCTTGAGTTCCTTGTGAACCTCGAGAACCTTGAGCTCCTGTGAAACCTTGTGCCCCTACAGTTCCTTGTCCCCCTTGAGAACCTTGAGCTCCAATATTTCCTTTAAGACCTGTTGGTCCTTGGGATCCTTGTGATCCTGTAGTACCTTGACCTCCTGTAAAACCTTGAGCTCCCACGGTCCCTTGTCCACCTTGAGCACCCGTCGCTCCAATATTTCCTTTGTCTCCTTGTGGTCCGACTCCACCCTGTCCACCTTGAGAGCCTTGAGCTCCAATATATCCTTTTGGTCCTTGAGAACCTTGTGGTCCTTGAGACCCTGTAGCTCCTATGTTTCCCTTACTTCCTGTCGCTCCTTGAGATCCTTGAGAACCGCGAGAACCTTGAGCTCCTGTAAAACCTTGGGCCCCTACAGTACCTTGTCCCCCTTGAGAACCTGTCGCTCCAATATTTCCTTTGAGACCTGTTGGTCCTTGAGTTCCTTGGCCTCCTTGACCTCCCTGTGCTCCAATATATCCTTTTGGACCTTGACTACCTTGTCCACCTTGAGCACCAATGGCTCCTATATTTCCTTTGAAGCCTATAGATCCTTGAGATCCTTGTGATCCCGTAGAACCTTGTGCTCCGATAAATCCGACATCTCCTGTGCCTCCTTGTGATCCTTGAGAACCTTGTGATCCAATAAATCCTTTTGGTCCTTGAGAACCTTGTGATCCTTGTGATCCTTGACTTCCCTTATTTCCTTGAAACCCTTGAGCTCCTTGTAGACCAATTGTACCTTTAAATCCCTGACCTCCCTGTGATCCTTGAGCTCCTTTAATGTTTTCTAAACTTCCAGCCCATGAACCATCTGAGTTGATTGCAATTGAGCCTTTTATTCTCAATTGTCCACTCGAAATGGTTAAACCTGTTGTAAAAATACCAGAGTTCGGATCGATTTTAGTTCCACTCGATTGTGTTGAAGAAGAAAGAACTAACGAGGAACCAACATCAGTTTGTGCTACAACATTAAGTTGAAGTTGTCCTGTATCCCCCTTGAAAACTATGTGAGGATTACTGTTGGAAGTGGTACCTGTTGGATATATGATTATGTTGCTAGCCATTAACTAAGTAAATTTTCTAATTCTTCGATCTTTTTATTTATGTCATCGATAAATATTTGTTGTGCTTTTATACCTTCCACAACCACTGCATTTAATTTTGGATAGTTGATTTTATAATATCCATCATTCAAATCTATTTCCACCACCTCCGGCAGGATTTTCTCAACTTCTTGAGCGATAAAACCAAGAGAGTGTTTTTTTTCCTTTGGATATCCCGCCTTTAATTTATAGAAAGTCTCATTCCAATCGAATTCAACAGGCTCTAGTTTCAAAATTATATCCAATGCGTTAGCTATATCTTGAATCTCTGTCTTTATTTTTTTATCTGAGCAGCTACTTTGATAAGTCTGTATACCACCTGCCCCTACTACGTAACAATCATTAGAATATTCAAAAAAGTCGTAGAATATTACCTTCGAATGGTTACCATTGTTGGCTTGACAATCAGCATTATCGGCATATTGATAGTTCCCATCTAATGGAAGTTGAGAGTAAAAAGTCACGGGATTTAATGGAAAATTACAAGCCGTATAACAACTGTGACCACTACCCTTATAAAAACTATAACAAGTTACACCCCCTGGTGGACCTTGAGGTCCCGTTGGACCTGTTGGTCCCGTTGGACCAGTTGGTCCTTGGGGTCCTTGTGATCCTCCACCACCCTGTGAACCTCGGTTACCAGTTGGACCTGTTGGACCGGTGGGCCCAGTTGGTCCTGTATTACCCGTCGCTCCTACATTTCCCGTTCCACCAGCACTACCTGTATTTCCTGTAGGTCCTGTGTCACCTGTTGGTCCTGTGGGTCCTGTGGGTCCAGCAGGACCTTGTGGTCCTTGAGGTCCCGTTGGACCCGTAGGTCCGGCATTACCTTGTGGGCCTTGTGGTCCTGTTGGTCCAGCAGCACCTTGTGGTCCTGTTGGTCCAGCAGCACCTTGTGGTCCTGTTGGTCCTGTGTTTCCTGACGGACCTGGCGGTCCTGCTGGCCCCTGTGGTCCAACATTACCGGTTCTTCCCAATGGTCCTTGTGGTCCTGTTTCACCAGCATTACCTTGTGGTCCTTGAGGTCCTGTTGGTCCAGTGGGTCCTGTATCTCCGATTCCTCCTGTCCCTCCTTGTGGACCTTGAAATCCTTGAGGTCCTTGAGGTCCTGTATCACCTGCTGTACCTTGTGGACCTGTTGGTCCAGTAGGTCCAGTTGGTCCTGTATCACCAATTCCTCCTTGTGGTCCTTGTGGCCCTTGAGGTCCTTGAGGTCCTGTTGGACCTGTATCACCTGCTGCACCTTGTGGACCTGTTGGTCCAGTAGGTCCAGTTGGTCCTGTATCACCAATTCCTCCTTGTGGTCCTTGTGGCCCTTGAGGTCCTTGAGGTCCTGTTGGACCTGTTTCACCAGCTACACCTTGTGGACCTGTTGCTCCAGTAGGTCCAGTTGGCCCTGTATCACCAATTCCTCCTGTTGCTCCTTGTGGCCCTTGAGGTCCTTGAGGTCCTGTTGGACCTGTATCACCTGCTGCACCTTGTGGACCTGTTGCACCGGTAGGTCCAGTTGGTCCTGTGTCGCCTATTGCTCCTGTAAATCCTTGTGGACCTTGAGGTCCTTGTGGACCTATGGGTCCAGTTGGTCCAGTAGGACCTTGTGGTCCTTGAAATCCCGTTGGTCCTGTTGGTCCTGTATCACCAATTCCTCCTGTTGCTCCTTGGGGTCCAATAGCTCCTTGAGGTCCTGTTGGACCTGTTTCACCTGCTGCACCTTGTGGACCTGTTGCACCGGTAGGTCCAGTTGGTCCTGTGTCGCCTATGGCTCCTGTTGCTCCTTGTGGACCTTGAGGTCCTTGTGGACCTATGGGTCCAGTTGGTCCAGTAGGACCTTGTGGTCCTTGAAATCCCGTTGGCCCTGTTGGTCCTGTATCACCAATTCCTCCTGTTGCTCCTTGGGGTCCAATAGGTCCTTGAGGTCCTGTTGGACCTGTTTCGCCAGCTACACCCTGTGGTCCTATTGCTCCTTGAGGTCCAGTGGGTCCTGTATCTCCTATCGCTCCTGTGGAACCTGTTGGTCCTATGTATCCTTGTGGACCTATAGGTCCGGCTGGTCCTTGTGGACCTTGTGGTCCTTGATGTCCCGTTGGTCCTGTTGGTCCTGTGTCGCCTATTGCTCCTGTAGGACCTTGTGGCCCTTGAGGTCCTTGTGGACCTATGGGTCCAGTTGGTCCAGTAGGACCTTGTGGTCCTTGAAATCCCGTTGGTCCTGTTGGTCCTGTGTCGCCTATTGCTCCTGTAGGACCTTGTGGCCCTTGAGGTCCTTGAGGTCCCGTTGGACCTGTTTCACCTGCCACACCCTGTGGTCCTATTGCTCCTTGAGGTCCGGTTGGTCCTGTGTCACCTATTGCTCCTGTAGGACCTTGAGGTCCAATGTATCCTTGTGGACCTATAGGTCCGGCTGGTCCTTGTGGACCTTGTGGTCCTTGAGATCCCGTTGGTCCAGTTGGTCCTGTATCACCAATTCCTCCTGTTGCTCCTTGGGGTCCAATAGGTCCTTTAGGTCCTGTTGGACCTGTTTCACCTGCTACACCCTGTGGTCCAATCGCTCCTTGAGGTCCAGTAGGTCCTGTATCTCCTATAAAACCTTGTGGTCCTGGAAAACCAGTTGATCCTTTAGGACCTTGAGGTCCTGTTGGTCCTTGTGGGCCTTGAGGGCCTTGAGGTCCTGTTGGTCCTTGTGGACCTGTTTCACCAGCTACACCTTGAGGGCCTTGATAACCCCCAAATCCTGTGTCTCCTATCTGACCAGGCGATCCTGTTGGGCCTTGCGGACCTTGTGATCCTTGTGATCCTGAAAATCCTGGAAATCCCGGTGCTCCTTTGAGACCAGCCTGTGGTCCGATCCAATTCAATGTACTATTTGCGAACTGAACTCCTCCGACACTTCCGAAGTTTGTTATATTGATTGGACGGGTTGGTAAATTCACTTGCCCCGCACTCGGTTTGAGTTCAATGGTACCACCTACTGTATTTCCTGATAGTGTGATTGTGGCTCCTGAAGACACTTTCCACTCCTGTGTTTGGTTCGAGGTGTCAGTATAATATATGAAGGGTAGTTTTGAAGGTTGATTACCTCTACTTGGAACTATCAGAATGTTTTTGGGCATATCTTAATATAAGTTTCTAATAAATACTTCTTTGGATGTTTCGTACTAATAAATATAACGAACTCTACAAGTTCATTTTAAAAAATATTATAATTCCAATCACAATAAAGAATTATGAATTATATCTCATGTATAAGTGACAAAAAAACAAAGTGCAATCTTTTTGCTGATTTTATTTTGAAAAAACTCGGAGTCAACTCATCATCTGTAATTCATGTAGTAGACAACAAAAATTTCTTAGTGGTGAACGGATATTCTGATGTAAAAGACATCCTAAATATGAATGATATCACAAAAGAGTTCAATAAATTTTATTCTAATCTTTTGACACCTTTGACTCATACTATAGATTTAATCGAGTATGGTCAAGAAGTGAGTGTTGTTGAGTCAGTAAAAACGATACTTTTCTTGACATCAGATAATAACTCATATCACCACAGTCTTTTAGAAAATTATAAAGATAAAAAAAAATCATTCTTTTTTGACGGTATCAGATCCTATGAGATACTTGAAGATACCTTCAAGCCTTCAACCTCTGAATTTCCCCATGGTTATTCATTAAATCAAGGAAGAAGTTTGTATTATTATTCCAAATTTATCGGATATAATATATGTAGAGAGGTAATCGGAACTAAATTAAGTATTGAATTAAGTTTATCAAAGCTAAATCCAATCAAACATGTTTCAGTTGATTGGGATGAACATGATGAAAAATTAGAATCTTATATTTTAGATTCATTCAATTTCAACTATGAGAAGATTGTCGAAAAAATAAAAAAAGTGGACTTGTCGATCGAAGTGACAAATCCACTTGAAGATTTTGATTTTTTGAAAGAAAAAATTATTTTAGATCTTTTTATTTAATAAGACTTCTGTGATTATTAATTATTGCGACTGCCTCGGTCAGTTCATTGTAATCTCTCTCGGGTACGTATTGATAAGCAGTATGATTTCCATTCTCCGTTTCAATTATTAATAATGCTGGAATCATATCGTTATTGTTTATTTTAGAAAATAGATCATACTCATCCGAAAATTCATCTATATCCCTTTCATGAAACTCAATTTTTGATTCTTCCAACAATTTTTTGAAATCTGTACAAAATGGACATCCTTTCATTGTGTAAACTATGATAGACAAATCCATTATACTAAGTTCAAAGATGATTTTATGGACTCAGCCAAGATATCAGGTGTTTGAACACCTACTTTAGTATCAACAATCTGCCCATTTTTTATGTATTTCAAGGTTGGCACACTTCTCACACCCATATCCATGATTAGATCTCTGTCGGAGTCTACGTTAAAAGCGAAGATCGGAAGGTTTTCACCTTTATCTTCTAATATCTTAAAATTTTTGGCTAAGATTTTACATGGTCCGCACCATGTGGCATAGAAATCAAGAACAAATGACTCTTTGTTTTCCATTTTTTCTTTAACCTCTTGTGATGTGATTTGAATCATTTTTTGATATTTTTAGAAGTGAATTGATGTAAAAATTAATTTTATCAAAATTTTTAATTTCAAAATAAATAGTTACACAATAATCGATGTGATTTATTTTTTTTAAATATAAATAAAAAAAATCACTCTTAAATATTTGTGAATGCCATTTATCAACCTCAGATTTGATATAAACCTTTTCAAGTTTAGAAAAATGACTAAGATCAAGGTTCATTATCGGTAAATCGTACTCTGAAAAAAATTTGTTCTCTTCCTTTTCAACCCATTTTAAATATTCATGTTTTTCCATATTTGTCCTATTAAAAAAAGTAATTTAATTTTTGTTTGTCAATTAAGTTATATGTCCAAAAAAGGAATCCGTTTTCTGCCCAAGCGGAGTCAGATTTTAGAACTTTGTGATTTGATAGAAGTTTTTCTATCTTGACGGTAGTGATATTTTTTCCATTGCCAATATATTGAGTCATTCTCTCATCCAAAAGTTTCAAAGGTTCAATCCAATCCTCACTTAATGTACTATTAAATTTTCCGAGTGATTGGGGTCTAACAAAAGTAACTCCATCAAAGAAAGCAGCACTTGGACCAGCTACTATACCGACTTTTCTAAAAATTAGGTATTCTATTGTTGCTCTGTCATTTGATACAGTGGATCCTTTTCTTAATGATACAATGATTGACGAAGGTCTTCCGATATAAGTCTTGACACAATTGTTCTGATTTAAGCTTTCAGCGTTATATTCATCAGAGTTAGTGAGAATTATTGGATAATAAACTTCATCCTTATGTTGAATCGGTATTTTAAATGCATCGTATAAACTCTGAGGATATATTCTAGTGTAAAAACCTCTTTTGTAGAATTCATACAAATCCGCCCAATCTAAGTGTTCTTTTGTAAACTCATCCAAATTTTTTGACTTCCATTTAATGTTTTCACCAGCGCTTTTCAAATAACAATAGAAATCACAATGATCATAAAATGTGGACCAAGCAAATTCGTGATTCAATACTAACTTAGCAAGTACAAAAACTTTTTTCAGTTCACTTTTAGATGTATGTTCACCCAAAGATGGAAGTGTAATAGAAGTTGATGAGTCGTAATCTAAACAAGCCTCAACAAATTCTTTGTCTTGTAAAACCCACTGCTCAGGGAAAAAACCCAACATGTATTTGAGTCTACTTACACTTAATGATTGTTTTGCATTATGTATCGCTTTCTTTATTACATCTCCTTTCAAGTCATAATCTGACATGAAAGCATCCACGAGTTTCATATTATGTTTTCTCAAGTTCTTTAATTTCGGTAGGAGTCCAAAACTTTTGAAATATAATTGGAAATTATTCGGGTATTTGATTCCTTTTTTTTCGAGGTAGAATCTGACAATCATTTGGTTGGGACTTTCAACATTTGACTTTTGAGGAAATAGTTGATTACAAAATAAATTAATTGCTTTATCAGCTATCTTAACACTCTCTTCCCTATTGAGAGGTAACCTTTTTATAATATTACTTCTTAGTTGAGAAATTGGGTTACTACTAAAAAAGTTCCTTCTTATTTGCTTTATACATTGTTTTTTCTTGTTATAATCATTCAAAAATCCAGAATAAAGATCACCCCCCGAAAGGTTTACCGTCAGGAAATCAACATTCCTCGATATTTTAAACCAATGAAATCCCCTAATTCTTCTTTTGTAGCCGTGGAAAAGTTTTAGAGATATTTTGGTTTCACCAACCTTTTCCAATACAACCATCGTGTCAAATTTTGTTACTGTGCACAACTCATTGGCAAAATTTTCCACAAATACAGAGGGATCAGTACTAGTACTTTCATTTAAAAAAATCAACCTATCATTTTTTGTGTAATTTGAATGTTGATTCTCATCCACGATAGGAACATGATCTTTGTGAAAAATGGTGAAATAATTGGTTAGACTGAATTTATAAATTTCTTGTTTCATATGATTGTACCAAAATAGTTACAATTACAAATGTAACAAAAATATCCATTCCCTTTTATATTTTCCGAAAGTTTAACATCCCAATCGCCATCTGAGTGTTCCGTATCTTGGGAAAGGGCTTGATTAACATTTACCCTAAAATCGTTCTCAATTAAAATTATACCTGAAATAATCTCCACAGACCATATTCCGCGTTTGTTGTATTTCACATAATCTAATTTCAAATCACCTTCAGTAATATGAAAATTTACGTGGTCCACAGTTTCGGAAACGATCATGGGGGAAATCATTTTTTTATTTGACCTTATTAAAATTTCGATTGAGTTTGTATTTCGTAATATAAAATTAGAATCAATAATTAAATAATAGTCCGTCTCTCTATCCTGAAGAAAATCTATCCTTGATTCGGTTAGGTTTTTATTTTCTTTTATTTCAACAGACATATAATCTTTGTTGTTTTCTTTGAATTTTTCAAGTTTGTATAAATCTGATTCTTTGTTGTAGTACAATACCAATTTTATCAGATTCTTAGGGAATTTCTGTATTTTTAATAAGTCCAAAGATTGATTAATATCTTTCAAATCATGTTGAAAAAACAAACCTATTGATATTGTCTTTTTTGTTTGAGTTTCCATAATTTTTGAGTTATTTCCATAAAAAAAGTCATAGTTAAGAGTCATGAAGTCCGTGATTTTATCTAAGAAGTTTTTAACTTTCTCGGGACCATTTGCATGAATTACTGAGGGAAAATTATCAGTCACTCTATTTCTTATCCTTCCAACTAAATCCATTTCTATGTCTTCTATTGATTCATTAAGAGTCTGAAAAATATATTGATTATTATCCAAGAATATTTTTGATGGTATATCAAATCCATATCTTTTAGTGTATAACCCGAATCCCTTCCCTTTCCCAACGGAATCAGGAGTATTTACCCATTTTCTCAAATGTAGTTCTGAAAAATTGGATTCCATAATCTCGGGAGTAAGATCCGACTGATGATGATGTCCCCACTTGTTTTCGTAATCACCATCCCAAACTTGTTCATACTCAAATGGTACCACTATTATAATTTCGCCAAATTTGTTTTTATTTTTTTTCAACCAATTTTGAGCATCCTCCCTTTTCACGTGTTCGAACACATCACCCATGATTATCACATCATAATAATCAAAATCAAAATCTAAAAAATTTTCAACAAATACATTTTTGTAATACTCCTTCAATCCGTATCTGTTAACATACGGTTCAAATATCTCAATTGCATCAATATTTGAAAAATGTTCACCAAGGACATATCCCCATTTTCCATCACCAGCACCTATGTCAAGTATCTTTGAGTTTTTATTAAATTTAGTTCTCAAAATTTCAATTACATCTTGATCAAACACAACTTCGCTCATCCATCCTATTTTGTGTCCCGAATTGGATAAAGGGTATTTATTATTAGGTAAATTTGTCTCCGTTTTTTCTACTAAGTGTGGTTTGGTGGTGTGAATTTGTTCAAGGTATCTTTCAGAGTAATATAATTGATCGTCGTCTTTATCATCTATTGGATCATTAATCAAACTAATGATTTCGTCAGCATAACCAATGAATCCACCTGAGTTCAAAAATTTATATTTGGTTAATGATGCAGGATATTGATCAATCAAAGATGGGTTGGGCCAACAAATTTTTTCTGCTGAGAAGACTATGGGTCTTCTGAATTCTCTAAATTTTTGTAAAATTTGTTGAGGGTTTTGAAGTAACATAACATCATATGAGTCTGTGAACATTATAATGTGGTCCTCGAGTTTGGGCCATCCTTTTAATTCATTTCTCAAGAGATTTATTTTCTGGCCTCCTCCGAAAGTTTTCAAGATTCCATTTTCAGCTTCACCTCCCACCCAGGTTTGACCCAAGCCAAGTATTTTATAAGGTATACCAAAATATTCACAAGACTTACGAAATCTATCCAAACGATCATTTTCCTCCGTAGCAACGGTTATTAATAAAAATTTATCGATTCCGTCATCATAGTAGTCATTCTTGAAATAGATTGAGCTTTTTTCAGTCTGTGAGTTTTGAAAAGCTAATGTTTCAGGTTTTATCAATTGCTCTTTGAGACCTAAACCTTTGAGAAATTTGATGTCATAATTTTTTTTGTATTGAATGCAATTTGGATTGGCCCTGTTCAACATTATAGGTACAAATTCATCTGCGGGAATCAAAGCATTTAGGAAGTTTGAGTTTACTAAGTTCTGTGAACCCTTTTTAGTTAGGATATAAGAGAGACACCAATAAGAGAAGTCAGGGATTACAACGTTTTTTTTCAATTCAAATTCATAGTTTGGATTGATAACCTTTCTACCCAAATAAAAAAAGTCCCATTGGTAATCACCCGTCCATTCTTTTACTTGTTTAAGTTTATCTGTAAACTCAGGACAGAACTGTGCATCGTCTTCTAGTATTAAAGCAGATTTAATTGTGTCATCATTTTGAATTAATTCCCAAGCTCTATAATGTGAAATTGCACATCCAATCTCACCAAGTGTCAGACCTCTACCTCTGTAACTGTCGTAGTAGTCTGCCAACGGTGTAATTTTGTTTTCTTTCAACCATTCTTCATCAATCGATGTGCCATCAACTGCTTCTATTCTTATAATCCTAATTTCTTTGTCTAAACCTAAATTTTGAATTCTTGATAAAATTCGATCGTAGCGATCTTTACACCTCTCTAAATTGATTATTATGATCGTATCATACATGAGTTCCATGAATGAAAGTTAATCAAATGAATAGAAATATCAATTGAGACAAATGAATCCTAGTGGGACCTTTTGAAATAATCCTTCAGCGTTGAAAAATAGTTCTTCTTTCGGTTCTATTTTCTTATTGTTGATTTTAACGCAGATTTCGATCAACTGTTTTTTCGTTAGAGATAGCTCGTCACCTTTATTAAGGTTAATCATCACAGCTTCTCGGCATTTTTTAAAAAACTCATTTTTTTGATCCTGAGGGACCAAAGTATTAAGCTCATTAGGATTTTCGTTGAAAAATTTGAAGAGCTGTGATAAATATATTTCAACGTCAACACTCATAAAAATTAATTAGTTAGTGGAGTAATATCCCACATTCCACATCCTCCACACATGTCTTCAGATCTAGATAAGAGTCCCTTTGGAACTTTTACTGATGGACAACCTTTAACATTTAAGAAGAATAGATAAGGTAGTTTTTCGATTGATTTTGGTAAAGTCTTAAGATCTTTGTTGTTAGGAACTGCCAAGAACCTAAGTGAGGTACACCCACCAATTTCCTCAGGTAAAGACGAAATACAGTTATCGAGTAGAATCATATCAAGGTTTTTGAACTTACCAATTGATGGAGGAATATTGATAATAATCGAATCCTTGTCTCTATTCTGAATTTGAAATTCTTTCAAGCTTAGGGGTAAGTTTTCGATCAATTCATCCAATCCATAAAGTGCAATAAATTTACCCACGGCACCTGACTTGAAATTGTCAATTGATAATTTATCTCCACCAACTGTGAGACCTTTAGCAAACTCAGGTTTGAATACATCTTTCAATTCTGCCATAGGACCCATAAGAAATTTTACAAGATCAACTTGTCTATCATCCTTATCCATAAACTGATTGGATGGGAAATGGAATTGATATCTGGTTTTCGGTAGACCTGTATTTGAAGAGACGTTTTGATCGTTTGGATCATAAACCACGTATAAAGGTCCGTCTTTAATATATCTATCGAACCAAGATAAACCTGGAGCTGAAGTACACCATCTTGTTTCTACTTGATTACCACCATAGAAACATGAGGCCTCTTTTCCTTTCGCACCTTTGTCTTCGATTTTTACTACTCTCCAATTGTTACCATCATACATAAGTTCAGCACCAGGGTGAACTGTAGCAGATTTTCTTTCTGCCTTTGTTGTGGTTGCCATCGTAAGGTCAAAATCTTTTACCGCATCATAAAGTTGGTCAGGTGTGAGAAATTGTATCTGTCTTTTGTCTTTAGGAAGTTTACTCTTAAATCTATCATATTTTTTTAGGTCATCCGTAACTTTATAAAGATCTTCCATAAATCTATCCTTCAACATCTTAACCTCTCTCTCATAACCGGGTTCGCCATATGGAGTTTCTGTTTGTTGATTAACTTTCGTATAAGACTTGATCAACCATGGAGTATATTTACCTGCGCGAGCTTTTTTTAACTCTGATGTAGTAGCTGATTCAATATCTACATCATTTAAAATCGAATTTGGATCAGCGGCAATCAATGCTGCTAATTCACGGACAGACATTTTAGGTTTTTTTATGGTGCCGTCCTCCTTCTTTTTTGGTTTGGTATAGGTATCAATTAAGAAATCAATCCTTTCGAAATCTTCGACAATGACAGTCCTCAATAATGATGTAAATTTCATCAGAACAAATTTAATAATAAATATATTGGGAAGATAAAAATTACTAATAATTCATTATCAAAAGTTCCTCTCCCAAATTTTGTTTTCCGCCTTTTTTTGCTGCTGCGGCTTTGGCAAACTTTTTACTTTCCCAACGATATCTTTCTTTTGGATACCACTGACTCAAAAGATCAAACTCATAATAGGATAAACTAAACTTACTTTGCACCAAATTTAAGGTTTGTGCAAGTCTTTGATGATCATCCCTATCAAAATCATGATTGGAATAATAGTTTTCCGTCTTCCAATAAGGTGGATCTAAATAGATATAGGTTGAGGGTGCATCGTATTTTTCTATAACTTGTTGAAAATCTAAATTTTCAACATGAGTAATCTTTAGAAAGTGTTCGATCCAATACGGTTTACTCAACTTATCACGGAAAGCCAAATACTTAGATCGGTACTTACCTTTCAAATCTATGAATGAGGATGATTCAGGTTTACTTCCTGAGAATACTTGTGTGACAATATAAACGTATTTTGCCGCCGCTTCATAATTTGGATAGTTCATTGTGAAACCTGATGAAAACAACTCTGTCTGATATTCTTTGAATCTTGTTTTATAACTTATATCAGTAACAAAGTCTCCGAATTGTTGACAAGGTATTGAATCTAAGGCTCTTTGAAGTTCAACAGGATTTTGAAGACACTTGAAAAGATTGTAATTTAAACAGTTGAAATCGTTGTAAACAACTTTATTGAGATTTGGATATAACTCCAAGTCCATGTTAAAAAAACACCAAAACATCCCTCCGAATGTCTCAACATATGTTTCCATATCTTGATGATAATACTCTACAATCCATTTACCTATTTTTGATTTTCCTCCAATATAACTCAGCATGAGTAAAAATATAAGAAAAAAAATTGAAAAGGCAAATTTACTTATAACAATTTTTGTAAGGTCTACAGGATGCTTTTTGTGTGAACCCCATCTTTGAACACGGTGTAGATTTACAATAAGATTGACTATACTTTCTCTTTTTTTTGAATTCCTTTTCCTCCAAATATTTGTATAATATTCTACGTATTTGTTCTTTTAGCATATCTATAAATATGAATAAGATTTGTATTCCGTGTAACTTGATCAAAATTATTGGTTATACGATTATTATTGTTGGTTCAATTTGGATCTATCAAACTTTACGTGGAGTTTGACATACATGTCACCTCCGTTAAACCCTTTTCCTTTCAATCTTAGGGGTTTCGAGCTGTCGAATTCAATGGGAATATCTACTTTTAGTTCTGATAGTGGGTGTTTGATGACAATTGAATTTTTTTTCAAATCATCTAATCCCAAATGTAAATTAAGTATTAAATCATCACCTATTTTCTCATATCCGTCTAAGGAGCTCATTTTAATTTGTAGTACTAAATTACCAAATATTCCATTATGATAGTCACCGAGTCCCTGAAGTTTAAGAAATTGTCCTTCATCTATTCCTTTAGGTAGTTGTATCTTTATTGTTTCCGCTGTTGGCTTTGTTCCACTTGTGTCGCATACGTGACATTTACTAAGAAGTCTATATCCATCACCATTACACTCATTACAGACCTTTCTGATCTCTTGTCTAAAGAATCCAGATCCACTTACTATTGAATGATACCCCTGACCTTTACAACTATCACAAATCTTCCTATTCCCACCCGCACCATTACAGGCACTACACATTACATTCCTGAAGTAATTGACGTTTATTTGTTCCCCTATGAAAGATTGTACAGGACTTATAGTTACAGTAACAATTTTATCAGGAACAATTGGTCTACGTGGTCTTTGAGGACGCCCCCCGAACATATTGGCAAACATCTGTTCGAAGTCTGAGCCGGCAAAAGGATTTTGCCCTTTATTTTTAAGGGATTGTCTTTTTTCTTCTGTGCCTATATTTTCGTAAGCTTCTGCAATCTCTTTAAATTTCTCAGAACCATTAGGGTTCACGTCGGGGTGATAATCTTTTGATAGTCTTCGGTAAGCCTTCTTTATTTCCTCATCGGTAGAGTTCTCTTGAACTCCTAATATTTTATAGTAATCTTTCATTATGTCTCAGTTCATAATAGTCCTATTCAAAAATAAAGAGAGGAAAAAAATAATAAAGAAGTTTCAGACCGGTAAGAAAGCACTCAGTTTTTTTAACAATTTAATCTCTGAAAACCAAAGTGTTGTCTTTAATCGTGAAGTTGAGAATGCAATACCATGTGTTTATGAAATAGCTCTGTTAGAAAAAAACTCTCAGAGGTTACTACCAACTTATATGACTGATGAATTTGGTAGAAATATCAAGGTTAAACTCGAAGACCCTGAATTTAATATTCTCAAGATATCTTCATACAAATACCCCGAGACAATATTTGATATTAGTCGTAATAAGAAAATTACAATGAATTTCTTTATAACGAGATATTTGCCAACCACATCAATCAAGGTAATGTCGATCCTTAATAATAAGGTAATATTACAAAACGATGATGAAATAAGATTATTCTCCCTAAAGTCGGAGTCAGAAGCAGAGAGATTTATAAACGTTCTTTCTCATAGTTTCTTCGAAATGAAAAGGGGGGATTGCATCTTTGTTAGTGATACATCATCCCCCCAGAGGAAGTATTTGTTTAATTTTTTAGAATCAAAAGGTTACGACAAAAAAACTTTATACAGGAAATATACTACTCATCCGAGGTCAAAAGAAAAATGAAATCTGTCCCTGAGATGTCAATTGTAAATCTTTTAGAATCTTTTACTTTCATTTGTTTCGCGGCATTTTCATATTCTTCCACTCCCATTTCAAACACAACCATCGTCTTACCTTGATGTAATTTTTGTAGTTCGTCAGCAATTTTCGCTAACCGTTCTACTGTCCCATCAACGCCATTTTTAGTTTTTGCCATATTGTTAATTTCTTATTCTCGGGAAATAATTGTTTTTTATCAAGATTCCTTATCTCTCGTACTAGTTTCTTCTTTTCTAATTCTAGTTCTTTTTGATCTTTGTGCTGTTCGCTCTTCAACCAATTCAAGTGATGTTCCTCGTGTTGTCCCATCTTCTAAAGTATTTTCTTTTTTTTCAAAGTCAAAGTATAGAGATTTTAGGGTATCTAAATCAGTCGTTTCGAAAGTCCTCTTCAAAGTATCAATTGTTTCTTTGAATAATTTTTCCTTCAGCTCCCTATCTTTGTTAAGTTTGATGACTTTATTGATTTTTGAAATTGTTTCGGTGACTTCCGATTCCTCAAAAGAACAAACAAACGATATTCCCTTGAGGTTTTGTTCCCCCGAATCGAAAGGTATAACTTTATCTTCTGCTGTGAGACTTTTAGGTAATCCCCAATTCATTGGAAATTTCAAGTCTATTGTAATATACCCATCGAGAAATCGGATAGAATGAATGTACTCCGAAAAAATTTGTAATTCTTTATAAAAACTCATATTGTTAGGTAAGTGATTATGTAAGTTAATGTCAAACTGTTCAAAATTAATTCTGTCTTAGACATATTGATCGGTTTTGGGTTCTTACCAAAAACGGTTGTAGCAAAAATGAACAACGTCCTTGATAAGACTAAGACTGACCAATAGAATAAAAACAAATATAATGTTGATTGGTTAATCATCACTCTTCAGTTTTTTTATGTTCCAAAATCTCGCCTCTTAATTTCTGAAGAAGTGCTTTCAATTCTTGAGCTGCCTTTCTTGCTCTTGTACCTGCACTTTTGTTTCCTTTGAAAAATTTAGTGGTGTCAACTGAAAGCAGTTCAGTCAACTCTTTAATTTGCTCTAATGTTTCCATTTTAAAAAAAAATTATGTAAAGTTTATTATAGGAAATATAAAAAAACCCCCTTCAGAGTAAATACAATGAAACTTTTTTAGTATTCTATATTTTTTTCAAGAGACTTATAGAGCTCTGTAAGGATATCCAAATCTGATTTGGTAAATGGCTTTTGTAAGCTAAACACATCATCAATAAATTGAGAGATTGACAATTTTACTCGTTGATCCTTTTGATTATAATAGGTGTCTTTAAAGAACTCCCAAAAGTAATCTTTGTGAGCACCAGATTCTTTGATCTTAATATTTTCTTTATTGAAGTTATCCAACAATTTACCCCAACACCATTCAAAGTGATTTAATTTGTCATCAACGGTCAAATTTATTTTGGTCTCAGATTCTTCTGACCCCAAATAGGTGTCACCCATAATCTTGAAAAGACTTTTGAACAAATCACCGTATAACTCTATCTTCTCAGGTATCATGTTGTGTACGCTGAACCAAATTTGAACTTCGTCGTTTGCAACTGGTTTTGACATCCACCTAAAAAAATTCTCCATAGAATTTGCCATCCTATGGAGAATATAGATTATTGTTATTATTTGTGAAGTTATTGAGTTTTCTGACTGTAAGAAAACAGATGTTTCATCTTTTCAAGTTGCTCCACAACTAATTTATTATTTTTATCCTCCGTCGATTCTAATTTAGCAAAAAGTTTGTCTGAATCTTTTTGACCCTTAGATTTGTTGTCACCTGAAGTAGGTTGGTCAACTCTCTTGTAAGAATTCTTTTTTTCTTGAGAGAATATATTTTTCTTTCTCTTATTGTTAATTTTCTCACCGAGTTCAGTTTCAACCGCGTTTGCGTATTTTTGAGAGTTTCCTGTTTTAGATGACCCAACAATTGTGTTTTCCATCCACTCTTCGTTTGGTTTTATTTCATCATAGTCTAAGTTTTCCATCCCACCACCATAGGAAAATTCTTCAATATATTCCTCAACATCTGCGTCAGGTGTATATGCTTTCTTATCCATCTTTGCCAGTTCTCCATTACCCTTTGGGAAATTTTTAGGATTTGGTTCAAAGTTGCCTTTCGATGCATCCTTCAAATATTCTCTTAACTTTTTTGTTACAGCTTCTAACGCTGATTTATTTTCTTTTCCATCCTCTCTATGTACTTTTTCAGCAACTTCGAGTCCTTTTGGTGTTTTGTCAGCGATATTTCCCTTAGTTTTATTTACTTCCTGTTCGACTACAATTTTCTCAATTAAATCAATCAATTCATTTTCATTTAATTGTAAAGAATTGAGATTAAATTTTGATTCTTTTAGACCACCTAAAGTTAGAGCCATATTAACTTGCTTCAGAGTCTTCAAATCTTCCGAAGACAATTTCTTATCTCCCTTAGCTTTTGCAGTTAATTCTTTTTTAAGAGAATTTAATTTTGACTTTGGTATTTTGCTTCCCTCAGGAACTCCAAGTTTCTTGTGTAAAGCACCTTTCTTCATCTTTGTCTTTTGTATCCATTTGTCCTCTGCTTCTTTGACATTGAATTTCTTTCCGTCAACTTCAAAAGAGTTTTTACCCTCTTCTTTAGCTTTGGCAAGTGCTCCTGTAAATGCATTACCTTCAGCTGTCTCAGCTTCATTGGCTTCAACTTCATCTAATTCTCCATCTTTAGGGTCGATATATTCCGGGTCAACATCCATCTCATCTATTTCTGAATAATCAGGGGCTCCTGTGTGTGCTTTGATTTCCTCCCATGATTTATCTCTTGGATCAAATTCTCCGATTTCCAAATCCTCTTCGGGTGGATTCAAGTCCATTCTATCAATATCAATCTCATCTTCGAAACCCTCTTTTGTGTGTTTCTTACCGTTTTTGTTTTTATCTATTTCCTTTTGTTTACCATGTAGTTTTTCAGAAACCTCAGACGCTTTTTGTTCTGCCGCTTCAGTCAAAACTTTTTGGATTACTTTATCAATATAATTTTCGAATTTGTCCATTTTGATTATTTTAATATAAATATCTTTGATTATAGCTTTTTTGAATGGATATTGTTCATTTCGTATTGTAAAATACTTTTGATAGTGATATCACTTAGACCTGTATTTTCGCAGACCCTTTTAATGGCTGTTTTAATGTTTTCATTCTCCCAAATCCTGAGAGCTTTTATGTCCCCCTGATTACAATAAGGGAATTTTTTACATTTACCTTTAACTTGAACAAATTTACCTCCTTGATACAAAGGTTTGGATGCTCCTCTCCAATCTTTCTTGCTTGTTGATTTAGCCCACATTGCTGGTCCTGAATACTGACCAGCTGAAGAAGCACCTGTTACCTCGTTTGCTTCGATTTTTGATACTTGTTTACCCAATGGTATCAATCCATCAATGTTTACAGAAGCCATAAAATCTCCTTCGCGGTGATAAGCCATCACTTTATCTTTATTGTCTTTTTGTAAAGAAATGATTCTGATTGGTTTAAATCTATCGAAGGCAATTGCTTTATCACCAACTCTGAATGTATTACCATCATTGTTGGTTGCGACTTTAAGAAATTGAAGATCGTAATTATCATATTGTACTTCACCTAATTCAGATTTAGGTGTTTCAGAATTACTTTTTTGTGCAAATTTAGAGTTGATTGCAAAAGGGCCTACGTAGGATCCAGCGGATGAAGCTCCTGTGGTCTCAGCATACTCTCCCTTCCCAACATGTTTGAATTTTTTCTTACTTATGAAAGGATCATCCGATGTTACGTTTGGAGTGCCGAAATTGAAATCTTTATTATCTTGTTTATACTTAGATCTTTTTTTGAATTCAATAAAGTCGGGATCTTGTTGAAGGTCCTGTGAGAATTGTTTTTTTGCCGAGACCTTATCTTGTTCTTTAGCTTCAACTTTATCTTTTTTTGTAGCATCTATAAGCCATATTATAGGATTGATACCATGTTTCAATAAACCAGCAAGCCTTGTATTACCACCCAAAAGATCATAATTATTTTTATTTAATTTCACAGCTATTGGAGCTTCAATTTTCTTGTTTTTGAAATCAGCCTGAAATCTTGCTCTTTTATCTCTGTCGAGTTTTTCGAAGTCCAAATCAACATTTCCCAAGTTTTTTTTGATTCTTTCGAAAGTGGTTATAGTTCCTTTTTTTGCAATTTCAATCCATTTTTTCTTAGATAATCCTTCGAACTCCCTATATCTTTTAACCTCGTCAAATTCTCTTTCAAAATTAGGTTGAAGATATTTGATACCGGTGTTTTCCTCTTTAAGAGATGATTTCAATCTTGCTGCGGAAAGCATCACTTCAGGATGACCGACACTATCACCAAGTTGGGAATATGCTTTATCCAACCCCAATTTAAATGCTGCTGTAATATTACGGTTCATTATGCGTTTTTAAGTCTAGGTTCCCAATAAGATCTGTTCATCCACATAAACTGATAGAACTCACGGAACATTTTTAATGCTATATCTTTTACTTCATCTTCGAGTTTTCCTCTCTTCATTTCTTTGTAAACCCTATCCATCAATTTTTCTTCGAATTGTCGTACGGTATTTGTTTCCATAAAAGATCTAATTTCTTTACGGATCAATATCTCAATTTCCTTTATTTCTGAGCTTGTAAGTGCCATTACTTTGTTATTAAAAAGAATCCCATAGCTGCGATGATTCCGGTGCCTAGAATTGATTTAAATTTATTTTTTACTCTTTCTCTCTTAAGATCCCGTTCCAAGTTCTTTGTATAGCTTTCTTGGATTTGGAACTTTTGTTTCTCACCATCAATTATTGTGAGATAGTTTGATTCTTTCATTTTAAGAGTGACAATCACACTATCTTTGATGGAAATCTTTTTCTCAGTTTCTGATAATATTTCCTCAGTTAATTTTAGTTGTGCTTTTGCTGAATCACCTGTGATCAAATCCTTCATTATTTGTCTCACAATCGGAGTTGGAAAACACTTTACATTAGTACTTGTATCTGTCTGTGAAAAAACTGTCAAGCTCACGAATAGTAAGCTTGTCAACACTATTAATCTTTTCATAGTATATTTCTTTTACGATGGTCTTTTGACCTTTGATTTTATCGATTGAATTATTTACGTCATCAATCTTTTGGTCATAGTTATCAATCTTCTCTTCCAACTTTAAATTGTCTTGATGGAGTTGTTTGATTGTTACATTTAATGAGTTGATTTGCGCTTTATCTGTTTTTAGCATTCTGACCGATGGTGTCAAAAAGAAGATTAAATAATAAAGAACATAGAGTCCAAATAACGCGGCGAGGATTGTCTTGTAGTGTGCCTTCAGAAAATTAATAATATTAATCATTTGTTGGTGTTTTCTTTCTAGAAGCTAAAACCTTAGCCCATTTAGATTTGAATTTATCATAAAATTGTTTCAACTTAGAAACAAAATCCAAAAATTCAGTGCTGACTTTCATCATATCTCCATTGATATAAACTCCGTTTGTCTCTCCAATTGAGAATACAAATTCAAGATCATAATCTATTACCTTACCACTCCACTCTACGTTATTTGGATATACATTTAACTCGTTGAAGTCAACAAGATCTGATACGTCATCAATAAACTCATCCATTGTTTCTTGGAATGCAATCTTGTCGTCAGTTGTAATTTCGGTGTCATGTTCGTCTTTACCGTGTAAAACTAATATACCACCACTGATTCTGTATGCCTGTGACTTATCAGAGGAAGACTTACCCTCCTCTTCATCTTCTTCGTAGGTCTCGTAATCGATGTCGTTCTCAATTTTATTCTCTATACTTTTAGCTAAGTTCGGCTGACCTAATTTCTCACCACTATTTACAAAATCATTTGTTGTCTCTTGTTCCAAAATCATTTTTGATTTTCTCAAAAGATCCTTTATTTCATCATATCTGCTTTGATGTGTATTCATTTTCTATTTTTTTTTGTAGGTACTGATAATCGAAAGCCGGACTTGGGTCTGTGTACATAGTATCAAAATTACTCCTACATACAACCCCTTCATATTTTTCAACACCATCTATTCTGGTATTGTGACCTATGAAGTTCTTTTCAATTGAGTTTTCTTCCAAGATTACCTTACAAAGCTCAGCAGTTGTTTCTATCTGAGTTGTTGTATAAGGTTGCCATAGGAAGTATTCTCTCCACTTTTTTTCGAATATACCTTGTTTATAAATATTACCAATCCAATTAACGTAAAACTCAGTTAAAGGTTTCTTTTCAAGCCATCCAAGATTCTCGAGCATTACGAATATTGCATTCTTATTTATTGATTCGTCAAACATAATGTTTGAATAAGAATGATCATGTAACAACTGATAAATCTCTCCAGATCTTGAAATTAAATAGTTTGGTATCTTATCGTATTGTGAGTTGTATCTGAAATTAAGGGAGGCCATATAATTTTGTATTTCCCTTGAAGTATGGCACAATATAATTTGTTTTTTTATCTTATGTTTTCCTTTTCCTTTGAAATTACCATATGAAACTATATTAAGCATTTCTATTCTTGTAGTTCAAAACTTTTTTGTCGGAGGTCTCGATTTGGATGTCTTCCTCTTTCAATGGTTCTGTCGGAGTTACAGAAGGTTCCTCGATTTTTGAGAAATTTTTATTTTGGAGTTTATCCAATTCTTCCTGTAGTTTTATCAAGTCTTCCTTAGTTGGAGAATATTTTTCTTGTTCACTGATAAATTCTCTTTTCCCTGCTTCTAAACTTAATTTATCAATATCAATTTCTTGAGGGATAACCTCTTTCACTTTATTTTTTTCTTCCTCCTCAAACTTCACAAGCATATGAAGGAATGATAAGGAAATGAGGGGTAACATACCGCCTGAAATTAGAGCCAAGAATCTTTTATGACCAATTATGTCACCTGATTCAACTCCTAAATAACTTACAACAGGATCAACCATGTCAACCCAATCTATGAAAGTTTGTCCGTTTACATCAATATACTGATATGCAAAAAATATGTTTCCAATGAATTGTATTAGTGTTACTATACCGAATGGAAAATAAACTTTCTTTCCCATTTCAGCGGTTATTGCCGCAAGTGCTGATAACGCAGCTATCTCAACACCGATCGATAGGTATATTGCCCAACTTATTGGATTGGAGATACCGTACCATTTAGTAACGTGAGATATTGAAACTATTGCTACCGTGATGATTGGAACCAAAAATGCCGTATAGATGATAGTTTTGAAATTCTTTTGAAACCAATTCATTATTTTAATTTATTAAGTTTTTTTATCTCTTCTTCAATCTCTGTTTGTCTCCTAACGTCAAAAATTTTTCTATCTGTAGCTTGAATCATTCTTTTTTCGGCTTCAAGACCAGATATTTTGAGTTCTCTTTTCAACTCATCTTTTGTATAGGTTGAATCTTTGATAGCTTGGATTTGTTTTTTGATTTTCGAAAGGTCTCTTGAATCACCGCAACTTTTGAAAAGACCCAAAAGGGCAATTACCAAAACTATTACAGTGAAATTTGTTTGAATAAATTTTTTCATAATACTTTGTTTTTGTTTCTTGGGATGATAAAACACCCCAAAAGATAGAAAAGAATTATAGGATATGGTGAAAAAATAGCAGCCAGAAATAATACCCTAAATAGAGTTGAATCTGTTTCGGTGTATTCGGCTAAACCGCCACACACACCACCAATTTTACTATCAGTTGAACTTCTGAATAATTTTTTCATAGTTCTATAATTTTTATACATCCTAAAAGATAAAGGGTGTATCGTATAAATACACCCTTTAGTCCGTTTTATAGGTAATCGAATAAATCGCTGGTTTCATTTCGGAGCTTTCGAATTGCTTTTTCCTTGATCTGACGAACCCTTTCCTTGGTCAGATTGAAATCGTTTCCGATATCTTCGAGGGTTCTTGTAGATCCTGAGAGACCATAATAATCTTCAATGATAATTCTCTCTCTTTCGTCCAAAACTTCTAAGATACCCATTAGTTTGTCTTTGAGTTTACCTTCAGTTGAAAAAACTGTTTCAGGATTTTCCGCATTTTGATTGACTAATAAATCAAGAAGGGTATCTCCCTCCTCATTAACAGGAGAGTCCAAGTTGACTGTATTTGGAAGGTTATGAAACTTTTCGGGTAGTTCAATCCCGTTAGCTTCGAGTTCTTTCTTTGCTTTGTGGAGTTCTTGAACAACATTTACTGGTAGTCTAATCGTACGGGCATTCTCATTAAGGGATTGGAGGATGGATTGTCTAATCCACCATACACCATAGGATATGAATCTTAGTTTCTTGGACCAATCAAAGTTTTCGATTGCCTTCATAAGTCCATAGTTTCCTTCCGCAATAAGATCAGGAAGGTCAAGACCTTGATTTTGATACTGCTTTGCAACAGTAATTACGAAACGGAGGTTACCCTCTAATAGCTCTTTCTTGATTTCATTTGTTTCAGTCTGTGTTATGAAACCTGACAACATTCTTTCTGCCAAAATTCTTTCCCTTTCGGGGGTCATGACTTTCAATTTTCTTACATCTTTTAAATAAATGGAGATTTCCTCTTGATTGATTGGTGCACCTGTGTTTTTTTCTTTCATAAAATTATTTTCCGTAGTTATCTAATATTTCTTTCTCAAATTGTGAAATAGAATCAATTCCTTTGTCTTTGATCTTATCAAGAATTTCATCGACAGATGGTCTTCTAACTCGCACTTTAAGTTCTTTTAATATCTCATTCAAATATTCTCTATCTTCTTCCTCTGTGTATGTTTCTTTTTCTTTTTCACCGAACATCTCTCTTTTCATATCTATTCTCATGTCGACATTTTCTGAATCATTGGTAGTATCAAATAGATGACCACTTGTTTCTTCATCCATACAAACTGACAAATTTTCACCAACTACTGAAATAAAAAAATAATCATAAAGTCCTAAAAGGGATCCGAGAACATAGTCGTGAATTTCTGTTTGATTAACATCACTCTCAAAACAGAACAATAAATTATTGGCTCTGTGAGAGAATTTAAGATGTGGACTATCAACAATCGGTGTTAATGTAGTTGCGATGTCTTGACACATTTTTTTGGAGTTAAAGTCTCCATGTAAGGACAGTAAGTATTTTTTCATTTTGTAATAATAGATGTTATTTTTTCGGATTCCAAATATTCTCTAACGTTTAAATTTGGGTGTTGTTTATACCATTTGTGATCCGCATCCATCCATACATATGGATCAGTTGGGTCTTCGGACCAATTATATCTACAATAAAACTGAGGTTCTTTCTTTAGAAGATTTGCCCTATGTGATGAATGAAATAGTTCATTACCAAACCAATGGGGTAATACAACTTGATCTTCGGTAACATTTTCAATCATCATACTGTTATTGAAACCACGGGAAATCCACTCATAAATCGAATAGTTCATGTAAAGTTTCAATGCTGGTACAAAGTCCCTCCACATGATTGTACAAGGATGGTTAAGCCAACCTTTGTATGGTGTACCATCCAACTTTGGTCTACGTGTAATAGCCGAAATGATCTGATATGTTTCGACACGTTGTTTGCCTAACCTCTTGTTATCGAGAACCTGTAAGGATTTTCTCATGTCGGGATAAGGGAGAAATATTTGCATTATTTTTTTCTGAATTGGATTGTAATTCTTTTATATCCACTCCACCCGTCCAAGACTGTGGTTCTGAATTCGAGCTCTGATTTGGGCAAAAATCCATCTATGAATTGGATACCTTCTGTCAATTTTGTCATTTCATTTTGGATATTACTTATAAGTCCTGATTTGAGATTAAGGTTATAAAAATCATCAACAAAATTATTATAAGTTTTACTGTCTACAAATTTTTTTTGTGAATTTGTTGCAATTTTGAAGTAAGGTTCAGAATACAAAGTCCAATCATGTATTTGACTGATGTAATATTTTTTTACTTCCCGATACTTTTTTGATACTGGATGAAAAAGATCATATTTCTCGAAAAAACTTCTTGGTGTAATCAAAAACTTTTTCGGATCATAACCAACGCTTTTGATTTTCTGAATGTTGTTTCTACCAACACCATTCCATTGTAATTTAGGAGATACTGAAACTAATCTCCAACCTTGTTTTGCCATAGTTTTTTCAAACTTAGCACCTGTAAAAGATCGTGTTTGCATTCCACAAAGATAGAACTTTACTTGATATAAATAAAAAACCCCCACAATTTTTTGTGAGGGTTTTTTTTTGGTTTTTTTACTTCTTCAGTAAACCTTTCACAAAATTTACTAAGTAAGGAAGTACAAAATATCCCACCGCTGCTCCTGAAAGGAAATGCCAGTGCCATAAAAAACTTAATTGCTCCATTTAAATTCTGTTTTTTAATCAACTATAAACGGTACTTCAATCCAAAACCAATGAGGTTTGAATGTTTACCATCTTTTACAGTTCTTTGAATTGATTGCTCTAAGCACCATTTCTTGTTTATCCCGTATGCGATGGAAGGAACGTAAGTAAATTGTCCTTTATGTCCATCGAAAAAGGTAACACCACCATCAAGTCCGATTTCCAGACCCTTTGTTAGGTGCTTTCGGAATCCAACCAAAACTGGCATTCTTACGAAGCCAGATTTATCTTGCATAAAACCGAGAGAGACATTCGTGTTATTTTTTCTGAAATCTACTCTTTGACCCCATGCTTTGGAATTCCAATCAACTTTCCCTGCTAAAGGTGCCATTGCAGTTGCTCCAACGGAAATATCCCATCCCCTGTTTTTTTGAGCAAATGTCACTAGCGAAAACGCCATAGCAAAGAATAACAAAATGTGTTTTTTCATTTGTTTTTTGTTTATTGATTTATAAATAAAAATCCCATCACATAACTCTATTGAGATGCGGATGGGATTGATATTTCTGTATAATAAATATTACCGAATTACTAAAAACTCTCCTCCAATCTAACGTGTTAGCATCCTTTACCTTTTTGAGTGTTTCATTCATAAAAAATTACTGTCTCAACAAAGTATTTACTAATAATGGAATTACGTAGTCTGATTTGGAAACTTTTGATAGAGCAACTTGATCAAAACACCATCAATCTCAAGAACAAATATGTTGGTGAAGGTAAACCCGTATCTGAAAAGGATTTCGAAAAAATCGTTGAAGTTACTAAAAATAAATTTTACTTGCTGAGTTGGATTACCAAAAAGGTCGGCGGAGGAATCATTAAAAATGAGGACATCTACAAATATGAAGAATATTTTGACATATTTGAAAAGAACAAGAATAGAGGGAAATTCAAAAACAAGGATATTCACCTTTACAAAACGCCTGATGACGTTTTGGACTTTATAGAGGAAGCAATTAAAGTTAAAGAGGGGGATATTAAGTTTGAAGAAACTGTCGGTAAAGACAATTACGTAACTCCTAATAACATCCAAAAACTTGAAGCTAGCGGAGGAATTAAATACTTAGGAATTTTTGACGGTTATCAAGTGTTTCAAGTGTCCAAAGTCGGTAAAGATGTTTGGAAACTTTACAGAGACATCTTAGGAAGATGCCAAGGTCAAGGTTCCAAAATTAGATTATGTACAATCGCGGATTACGATTATTTCAAAACATATTTAAAAGAACCCCAGGGTTCAAGCTATTTTATACTGTTCAATTTGGATGACCCCAAGTCCCCTTATCAATTACACTTTGAAAGTGGCCAATTCATGGATAAAAACGATAGTAAAAAAATTAAAATACAAAAATTTAGATTTTATGAGTGGATTAGTGCCAGAGTACCGAGATATAATTTAGAACAGGATATATTTCCAGGTATCTTAGACTTACCTGTGAAAGGTAAAGGTCTTTATGATGATGATGGATTGAAACAAGGGTTATTCAAAACTTTTGATCAATACCGCGACAAACCGTATTTGCAAAGTATTGCAAATTACAAAAACGATAGAGTGGACGGGAGTTTTGTTTTCTATCATCCTAACGGTCAGGTATTTGAAAAAGGTAATTTAACTGGCGTTAAAGCAAATCGTTACGGAGATTATGAGTCATTCGATGAAAAAGGTAAACTCCATTATAAAGGAAGTTACGATAAAAGTGGAAGAAAAATTGGTTTGTGGACTTATTCTTCATACAGGGGATCCCAAAGATTAATTGATTACGATACAAACCCAGTACAAATTACGGGGCTCACAAAGAGCGGTTTGGTAAGATTTATATCTCAGATTAGGTTGGCGGAGCCGAAAGATCCATATGGAGAAACTTTGTTTTTTAACAGGAGCGGTAACGTTGCCGCTAAAGGAAGATTAGGTGTTGGTCTCAGACAACTAGGTGATTGGCAATACTTTTTTCCTGACGGAAGTGTAAGAGCTGAGGGGAAGTTTGTAGGTAACTGTAGAAAGGGTGAATGGACAGACGTTCTCAAAACTGATCAGGGAAAAATGATATTTGTGGCTAATTTTTCTAGCTGTGGACCGCCCGATGGTAAAGTTAAAGTTTACGATTCCAAAGGTGTTTTTGTAAAAAAAGTTTCTGGCAAAAAAATAGAACCAAGTTATTGGGACGATTCAATCTATGATCCGTCAATATTTGCATTTTCGTAAATTAAGAACACCTTAAAGTTTTTATCTCGCTAAAAGTTTTTTACCAGCCCTTTCTCTGTGAAACTTTATAGCAAAACGATGTATTTCTTCTTGTATGACACCAAGTACAGTCCACTCCATTGGGTGTTGTCTACCATCGATAGTATGGATGGTTTTACTTCTGTGTGAACTATCTTTGGAAATGGATATCAAGTCAACTTTATCAAGAAGATTAAGTGATTCCAAAACACTACGTGCCACGTTTAATTGTCCTTTTCCACCATCTATGATCACAAGGTTGGGTAGTTGACCCTTTTCATCCAAGAGTCTTTTAAAACGTCTGAAAACCACTTCTTCGAAAGACCCGCAGTCATTACCTTTGTTATCCTCATCACGTATGATGTACTTACGATACTGACTTTTATCAGTTTTGTTGTTGATAAATCTGACCGACGCCGCAACATTACAGTCACCTTGATTGTGAGAGTTATCAAAAGCTTCGATGATGAGTGGTAGTTGAGACAGTCCCAAAGCCTTTTTCATACCAAAAGCAATCTTGTTGTACTTCCGAACACGGATTGGTTCAAGTTTTTCCTCAAGAAGTTTGACTTGATTTAATCTGTAAAGGTAGTTGTCCGCTTTTTCAAATTCCAAATTCTTGGCAAATTCATGCATCTTTCCTGTGAGATACGATTTCACTTTAGTGTAGTCAAGTTCAAAGATTTTACGAACCAAAAATTGATACTTGAGATATTCCAAGTTTGATTCAAGAGCAATGCAAGGTGCATTACAACGACCAAGGTGATACTCGAGACAAGGTTTGAATTTGCCAGCGTTTATGTTCTCTTGATTCAGAACATATGAACAAGACCTCAATGGTAATATGTCGGTAATTAGTTGCATAACCTCATAGGCTCTTTGACCTGATGTGAAATTAATTCCAAGGGTCTCATTACCTTTACCGTGAGTGATTTGAAGTCTGACGAATGGTCCCTCAGTCAAAGACAAATACCACGTCCTTGTTTTGTCATCCTTCCCTTTTATGTTGAACTTTGGTTTGTATATTTTTATGAGCTCCTCTTCCATTATAAGAGCTTCCGCCTCAGAAGAAGCAATCTGATACTCAACGTCACAAATATTTTCGACAAGAGTTTTAGTTTTCTTGTCCACATGTTTTTTTGTAAAATAAGATGAAACTCGTTTGGGTAGAAACTTGGACATCCCAACGTAGATAATTTGATCCTTATCATCTTTGTAGATGTAGCAACCTGGATACTTAGGAGCGGATTTTATTTTTTCTTTAAGGTCCATTCTTTTCTATGTTTGTAAAACCAAATAAGGTGTATAACGATAATAAATGAATTTACAACAATTGTTGGACCTGCGGAAATTCCAACTCCATAAATTATCCAAAAAATAGAACCTATTGTGTTGATAAATCTCAAACGGAAAATGTTCTCAACTAAAAATGAGAAAAGAATGAGAGCAGTTCCTATGTATCCGAATATTTCCCAGTTCATTTTGGTGTGGGTTCAAATTTCTAAATTTTTTTTATCGGAGAAATCTGATTTCCACAACCTGAGATTTTCAAAATTTCAGAATTCGGTAAAATAATATTATAAATTTTAACCTCATCGATTGTAACCCTTGAGGGTTGTTTGTACGGGTTTTGAACTCCGGGCGATACGAAACATTGGTTACCGGCATTTCCCAAAGTCAAGTCAACATTTTGGGTATTGGGCCATTCCATAGATTTTGTCTCAGTCAAAACCCCGTTGATATAAAGATTGGTGATTGTTTCATTTACTGTGTAGAGAACATGAGTCCATCCATTACAATTTGAGATTTGTGGTATTCTAATTCTATTATTGGAGTTTGAACTGGTTGTTAAGTACATCACACCACCATTTTGCCAAATCTGAGGATTAAGATTACATTGTTTGTTTTCTGTAAGTTCCATCAAAGCATTACCATCATCCCAAGCATTAATCTTCATCCACATTGAAAAGGTATATTGACCCCTAAGATTCAATGGAATAATTCCTGAGCGGAAATATCCATTCGAGAACTTCAAGGAGGAATTTAAGTTTCCAATTCGGTCAGAAACGAATTGTTGATCGGTGACACCGTGAGCTTTGGTTTTCGAGTGGTCAAAGGTGTTGCCGTCTAATTTGAAATAAGCAATCAGGTTTGATTCTTTTGGGTTTTCAGGTTTTTTTTCTTTGGAACAAGAGCTAAATGAAATTAAGGCGATTACAACAACAAATATTTGTTTCATGTTTATGTGTTTTTTTTTTAGGTAACAAAAATAGGAGATC